GATGTACTCTAAAAGAGAATACACTCCAGGAGTAGATCAGATTGCGCAAGTTATTCAACAAATTAAAGACAATCCTCTATCGAGGCGTCATATCGTTAGTGCGTGGAATCCAGGAGAAGTGGATCAAATGGCGCTACCGCCATGTCACACACTATTTCAATTCTACGTCCGACCAGAAGAAGGAAAGATAGACCTGCAGCTCTATCAGAGGAGCGCTGACATCTTCCTGGGCGTACCCTTCAACATCGCTTCGTACTCTCTCTTGCTCATGATGGTGGCACAGGTCACTGGTTATGAAGCTGGAGATTTTGTACACACATTTGGTGATGTACATCTTTACTCTAATCATACAGAGCAAGCTAAACTACAACTAAGCAGAGAACCCAGAAAACTACCCACTGTCAGACTAAGCCCTGGCATTGATAACATCAATGACTTCACTGCAGGTGATGTCATATTGCTTGATTACGATCCTCACCCACGTATCAAGGCTAAAGTGGCGGTATGATCAACATCATTGCAGCGGTGTCACTAAACGGAGTGATAGGAAACAATGGCGGAATCCCATGGACAGCAAAGCAGGACCTTAGAAGATTTAAGAACCTCACCACTGGACATTGTGTCATTATGGGACGCAGAACGTTCGAAAGCATCGGCGAACCGTTGCGAAACAGAGCTAATATCGTGGTTTCAAGAACTCTTAAAGATATCCGTGTCACAGTCAAAGAAAATCTCGATGAAATAATAGCGTGGTCTGTCTTAAGTAAGGAGTCCATCTGGGTTATAGGTGGTAGTGAAATCTATAGACGTTTTCTACCATTTGCTGACAATCTATACCTCACCCATGTACTTAAAACATATGAAGGTGATACAATGTTTCCCGCGATAGACTGGTTACAGTGGAAAGTCGATGACGAACCCATCATGCCTGTTCATAATGGACAAGGTCCTGTGATCAAATTCGTAAAATATAGGAGAAGGAATAATGAATAAGGATTTAGTAGCTGGACTACTTACAATCGCCTGGGCGGAAGCCGAGGGACATAATTGGAGGAGTGCAAACTTCCTCACCGGACCAGATGGAAAGGAGCTCAGTAAGCAGAGAGTGCTTCTCACAACCTTTCAGACTTTCTTGGGTGCGTTGGACGAAGAAGATCCTGTCGAAGAGCCAGTGGTCGTCACACCACCCAAGAAGAAGGGTCGTGCAAAGAAGGCGGCTGCAACTACAACAGAGAAGTTCGAAGAACTTCCTGATGAAGCGATGCGCTAAATGACAACCGCAGAGGTAGTCTTAGGACTCCAAGCGGGTGACGAATCCAAGGCCAAGGTGGCCCACACACTGCTCAAACGGAGCAATACCAACAAACATGATCCAAAATTCCACCTCGTTGCCAGATTCAACGGTGGACCGAATGCAGGAGGCATGGTTGTTCAAAAAGGAAAGAAGAAGGTACTTCATCAGCTCCCAGTAGGGGTGCTTGAGGGAGTACCTTCTCTTCTTGGACCTCAGTGTGTGGTAAATCCTATCAAGTTGTTAAAGGAGATGGAACAGTTTCCAGACGCAACGGTCAGGGTCGCATATAACGCTTGTATCATCGAACCATCCCATATCGAAGAAGATATAGCTACAGACAAAATCGGCTCTACAAGCCAAGGCATTCGCCAGGCTTACAGGGATAGGGCTTTAAAGGTGGCTAGAAGGGCACAGGACGTGCCCGAACTGAAGAGTCTGGTCGTAGACCCTTACGACATCTTATGGGGCTCACACGTCCTTCTACAGGGAGCACAGGGTTATGACATCGACATCAACTGGGGAGACTATCCTTTTGTCACTTCCTCTGACTGCACTGTCGCTGGCGCTCTTAGCGTTGGCATTCCCCCACAGGGCATCCAAGCAGTGCATGGAGCGGCAAAGATCTACAGAACCTATTCAGGGTTCAAAGAGTTTCAACCTGCTGACCCGGCGCTTGCAGAACTTGCAGAGTTTGGCAATGAGAGAGGCAATACGACCGGAAGACTCAGACAGACCGATTGGTTAGATCTAGAGCGTCTGAAGAGAGCATGTAGAGTGAATGGTGTAACACACCTGACCATCTCCAAATGCGATGTTCTTCGTAAGGTTAAGAAGTTCAAGGCGTATGATGGAGCTTTCGGCTTGGTCACGTTCAGAGACTTTGCATCCCTGGTTGACAGAATCAGACAAGTCATTCCCACTCCGTCTATCTTGTTCAGTTCAAGTCCGGAGAGTTAAGGGGTTGCGATCACTGCGTTGTTGAGAGTGGTGATATTGTTGGTGTTGGTCACCACCTGAGTATTGATGTTGTCAATCTGTACCTGAAGTGCCAGGACGGCAGCATTCAAGGTTGTAACAGATACCATGTTGTTGAGTGCGTCATAGATCTTGTCGATAGCAATATCGGTAAGGTCTGCGCGTGCCTGTAACTCAGCGTTGGAATTAGGTGTTGTCATTATATCTCTTCCTCATCTCCTGCAGTGTCTTCTGGATTGTTCTTGACTATACCTAGCCCATTCAACAGCCCACCTGAACCCAATACCTTTTCACCAAGATTGAATCCACTAAAGAGAGTATACAAGCTTACTATTGCTGTCGCAAAGATAGAATAGAAGGGTAGAGTCAGCTTCACCGCTCCCCATACAAGCATAGCCATCGAAAGAATAAGTCCCCACCACTTTCTACTCTTGTACCCATCGTGGTATCCAGCATCTTTCATATCTACCTCACCTTCTTCTTTTTTGTGGTTTCTGTAAGATATGGTAGGTGGCGATTGCAGGTGAGTTGAACCAAATTACCGAGTAGTCTACCTGGGCAAGCCTTGCACTAGACATCTCTATTTCCCACAGCCCCTTGTCTGGGGTGTCTGCCTTGATCTTAAGAGTTCCAGTCCATGCCCCTGTCATCTTTGCCAGGTCTTTGGCTGTAGTTGCAGCAGTGATGATAGCTCCTGTCATACAACGATGTTGCATATCAGTCGCATGAAAGACTTGTCGAGCTCTGAATTCATACCCACCGTAAGAAATTCTCTTGATTTCATCATGATATATGACTTTGTACTGTAGAGGTGCAATCCCGCTAAACATTTTAAGACCTCTTTATGAAACTAGGAGTAGTCTGTTTACTGTTAGGGGGTTTGTCTTGTGGCATCTATCCTGCTGCCGGCAGCCCAACTATAAAATAGTTGGCTCCGTCAGTACGTCCGTCAAGGTCTGCCTGTGCCAAAGCACGTGAAGACCAAACAGCTACCACTGAATGAACTTGTGGAGCCATAGGATCACGTCTAAAGAGCATGAATGCCATGTCATTGAGGAGCACTGCCATTATTTTCCTCTCAATTTCTTGCGTTGTTCTCTTACTTTTCCGATGAGACTGTCGATCTTAGATCGATCATACTTGACCAGGTCTCTTACCTTCTTTCCATTCTTTCCCACGCACTCGCCAAAGGCTGTGGGGCTGCCCTGGTCAACAGTGGCACAGTGAATGGCATCAACCTTGTCATGGTCGTCTGCCTGAGTCGTCAAGAGCTCATTCACTATCTCTTCTTGGGTTTCAACATAAGAATCGTTCTCTGTTCTGGGTACGTATCTCTCGTCTGCGAAGCCCAAGGCGGTCGCGCCGATGAAGCACATAATGATGAATACGATTTTTCCTACATCCCAAAAGTTCTTGACGAACGATAGCAATCTGCTCTTCTTGTCGAGCTCAGACATGATTTACTCCTGTGGTTCGGAGGTTTCCTTAGCCAACTTTTCTGACTTTGGGGCAGGAGCAGGCTTCCTCTTTCTTCGAGTACTCTTCTTTCTCTCTGCCTTCACCTCTTCAATAACAGGCTCAACCTTCACCTCTTCCGGTTCTGGTTCGGGAGCAGGAGGTTGAATCTCTTCAACAAAAAGCTCTAGCTGCTCTGGTTTGGGTTCTGGCTTTGCCGCTGGTTGTGGAGGGGCTTCTGGAATAGGATTATGTGCCGCTTCCGGTGCTCCTCTCAAGATCTTTTTGACATGCTTGTCATTCCATGACCTCTTGTTAAGCCATTTGTTCAATATGTTTCTAGTTCTCATAATTTCCTTCTTACTTCCTATTCACGGTGACTTCTGCTCCCATCACGGTGATGGCGTCTCCCGTGCCTGTAGTCCCCGTAATCTCAAGAACGTACATCTTATTAAGCGCAACGGTTTCAACACCACCTAGCGAGGCAGTGACATCAAAGTCACCATCCACTGCAATCTGAGCGATGGCGCCCCCGGCGGGGGAGGCGTTTGTGATCGGATTCGCCCTTGTAATCACCTTCAACACGCAGTCCAAAGTCAGGGCTGTTATCTCTGTGGCATCTCCCAGGAGGGCGTATCTTACGATCTCATCTCCGACCTTCAAGAAGGGCAGTGGGATATAGACGATCTTTGTCGCCTGAGAGGCTGACAGCTTGGCTCCGTCCAGCTCTGGCTTCCACTCTGTTGCCGGAGCGGGGTATGTAAAGTTGTTGACAACAAAGACCTGTGTGTCCTTATGTCCACTATAAGTGAAGTTGCCGTTCGAGTCTAGACTCGCGACCTCTGCGTCTGCACTGTCTGTGAAGCTGGTCTTCTGAGCACCTGCCGCATCACCCATCTTGAGAACAAGATCAAAGGCACCTGCGGCTACGCCAAACGTAGACGTACCAGATCCTGTAATAGAGTTCGTATCGATAGCCATCGTCGCTGCGATGACTACTGAGGTGGCTGCATAGATGGTGCGAGGACGCTTCCTGTTAGGAGCTCCGGCAGGTCGACCGATGTCTACCTCATTGTCGTTACCAAACACAATACCTTGAGAGGTGCCCGTAGGCATTGTGATCTCAAGGCCGATTACTCTTTCGTTGTCTGGCTCTGCATTTGTTGTGATACCTGTTTGATCAATATGGATACCACGATAGATTTGATTGTCATTCGTATTGACATCGATACCGCCAGAGTTGACTGTAAGTCCTGTCCATTGGTCTCCGCCGACAGGAACGACACCGTTCATGTCGATCCATGCACCCTGCTCTACTGAGGTCAGGTCAAGACGCATACCGTGTGCATCTGTAGGCTTTGTCGCTGCACCAGAGAGATCGATGAGGGCATAATATCCATAAAGGTTTCCAGATACGTCGATGGCTCCGGCAGAGTCTGTCTCTACAGAGGCGCCGTACCATGCGGTGAGATCCGAATCGTTTGCGATGACTGATCTGAAGCCATAGAAGGAGCCGCCCGCTGCGGCGGCTGCCTGTCCATCAAGGCCAGCTGAGAAGGCCTCGACAGTAGTTGGTCTGTTAGAGGCATCAGTATGGTTGTAATCGAAGCGATACCCATAAAGAGTAGTTGAGTTGTCTACATGGTTGCCATCGACCGCTGTGATCCGAGAGCCATATACACTTGCTGGCCCACCTGCTCCCTGTGTGAAGTTTACATTGAATCTTTGCCCGTAATAATCCTGGGCGGCGACAGTCACATCTGCGTCTAGTTCATAGCCATGCCACCCAGTACCACCAACAGTACCGTTATGGTCAAGGAAGATGCCCTGTCCGAACGCTGTCAGATCAAGATGCATACCTCTTGTGATAGTCGAACCAAGGTTGCTGGCATCAAGATCGAAGTAAAGACCATAGAGATTTGTTACTGTTCCGCCTGAACCTGATCCGATGTCACCACGTATACCTCTGAAGTCTGTGACCGTAGCATCAAGCTCTGCCGCACCATCAAAGTGGAAGCCGTCCATCTCTGTGACTGTACGAGCGCCCGCCTGGTGATCAATGTCGAAGTAGAACGCCTTGATGTTTGTTGGGCCGCTTGCATCGTCATGTGTAAGGTCAGCCTCGTAGAAGACATGGCTGGTCGGGTTTCCAGTCAGGTTGCTTGTGGCGAACTGGTTAAGAACACCCCAGCCGTCCGCTGTCGAGTCGTGCTGAGAGTCAATCCAAAGACCGATTGGGTTGGATGAATTGTTTGTAAATCCAGCAGGTATGTTCGCTACTAATGCGGACGTAAAGCCTGTGCCCGTACCTGTGTGATTGATCTCTGAGAAGATTGCAGAGTTGGGACCACCGGTCGCTCCTGTCTTCGTATAGTCAATCTGAATGCCTCTGTACGCCGCTGCTGCAGAGCTGAGAAGCATTTCAACTGTGTCATCAAAGAGTGAGATTCCATCATCTACATGTAGAGCGTAACCACCTGCACCTGCATTTGTTCTGGAGATACGCAGACCTTCTGTCGCATCTGCCAAGGCGTTCGTGATAAGCACCGTGTCTGGATCAAGACCATTAACCTTGTTGATCGTGAAAGGAATTGGCAGGTCTACGTTGGCTACCTGTCCATTGGTGTAAGCGTTGTCTAGAGTGATTGCGCCAAGAGCTGCGATAGCAGCATTGTTTGCCAGGATGCGTTCATATAGTGACTCTGCGAAGTCTCCCGCCCCGTCTCCATCGAAGCCATAGTCTGCGCCGTTAAGTGGATCGCCAATATTTCTACCAACAGCGTAACAGTCTGCTGCAAGTTGATTTAGATTGGCTTGATTCAGAACAGAACGGCCCTCATTGGAGTTTGCGGCGTTGCCCTGCAGAGGATCAAAGATGTTGATACCGATGCGAGCTTTCTGAGCATCTGTCAGCCCGTTGTTCTCATCGATGTTGACGATCTGTGCTTCCAGGTCACCAAGGACGGTAAGCATCTGGTTGCGAATCTCAAGTACAGATTCCTTTACTGTCCTGGGACGAGCAAGGGTGCTGTGCCAGAAGAGGCCTTCGTCTCGTGTGGTCGAGGCGACGATGTCCATGTAGACATTGTCACCATCAAGGCCATTCACTACAGGATCAGGAACTGCCTGCCTGTTTGCCAAGGCAATCCTTCTAGTCCCTTGAGGGAGAGAGTCGACGATCGGCTGTAGGTTTGTGTTCCACTCTACTGAGAGGGCACTGATTGTGCTAAGGATCTCAGAGATGGCGGTGTTCCAATCGGTTGACTGGAGCGGGGCACGTGTGCCCACCTTTCTCATTGTTGCGGTACTGGCGAGTCTTCGAAGACCTGACATATTACTCCTTAGTGGGCAAGCTTAAGCATGTACGCATCGAGGCAAGGGGTGATCGATGAGTCCTGAGTCTTAAACACTGCTCTTAGTTTTATCTCTGTGGCCAATGTTCCCGACTTATACTTTCTTACAGTTGTGAAACGTTCTCTCAAGATATTATTTAGATGGATTTTCATTACTGGGCGCTCTGTTTGAGCTCCGGCCGCCGTGTCATCAATGATAGTGACGTCGGTCCACCTGGTCAAATCGTCATCAAGCACATTGTTGATGAAATCCTGGTTGCTTACATGGATCATAAGCTCTGCAGCCACCCGTGTAACACCTACATAAAGTCTATCAGCCAAAGCGAATCCTGCATTGTAATCGAGCCCTTCGACTAACAGCTTGTGGTTATACGGATACAGTGGATCCAGTTCTGTGTGACCTGCTGCGGCATCTGTGTCCGGGTCCACCGTAGCATTGTCCCCTCCACCCAATCCTGAGTAAGGTGCACCTGCATCATATGCAGTTCTTCCACCTGTAAAGATATTCGTAAGAGGATCGAATGACGTGATGTTGTTCAGCCCATTCAGCGTGGCCCAGTTGTTCCTGTGGGTCTTGAACCTATGAACTCCTTTGTTGAACCTCACAATGCCAGACCGGGGAACTCCATCTACAGAGATGTCAGCTGGCCCAAAATCAATTGTCCGTCCTCCCTCCTCTGCCACATAAAAGACACAGCTATAGTGGAGACCATCAAACCTCCAGCCCGCCTCTACGTTCAGCATTGATGTATCTTCGAGAGCAAGGTTGTCGGTGATCCGAAATGTATTTCTCCATATCTCCCACTCTGTGGGCAGGTCTACTGAGTTTGCAACAGAACTGAAGGTGGTTCCAAGCGCTCTGTTAAAATCAGACTGATAGTATCTGAAGTTGAGTGCTGTCCCAGGACCTCTTGGGTCTGTTGTCAGCAGAGCCACACTATCCACTGCCGCCCCCGTAGTGACTCTGTCCATGAAGACCACTTGAGGTTCACTTGGATTCGTTCTTTGGACTGGAGAGATTGGAGACCATGTGTCAGAGAAGGTGCCCGCCACTCCGAAGTCCACAAAGTAATCGATCTGAGTGTTAGGAGGTATCACCTCACAGGCATCAAGTGCGACCTTGTTGAACTCCACCGCAGCCCCGTTACGGTCTGTGGCAGAGAGAGCAGAGCTGACAAGTTCTGTTTCAGCAAAGTCTTGAACGTCCCTGAAGCTCTGATTAAACATTTCAATATAATTGATTCCAAAGTTATAGGTGTACTGACCATTCAACTCTTCGTCTGGGCGAACCTTTGTCATATTGATCTGAATTCCAGCAAGGCTTGATCTTGCAAAGTTCCAAGAGGTTTTTCTGCTAACCTCTTTCACAAAATCAGGAGTGGGCAGGTTGTGAGGATTGCCGTCTGTTCCAATATAACGAATCGAAACGACCAACGGTCCTGAAACATTGGTCAAGTGTGGATCAAGAACAATCTTTGTAGCCTCTAAAAGGTCTGGGTTGTTTTCAGAAAGAAAATTCTCTACATCGTCTACGGACAAGAACCAGATTCCCATTGTGATACCGATTGGAACAGGCTCAGATGTAACTACCTGATAGATAGCGGGGGTGTCATTGTTGGTGACCATGTCGAAGGCCTTTATGAAGCCTCCTCGAAATCCCGAACGAACGACCAAGGCCTCGTCTCCGACTATGACCTTTGCGAAAGGTGTAAGGGCCTCTCCAAGACCAGGGATAGGCACTGCTCCAATGTCTTCCTCTATGCCACGAATAGGGAATGCAGTAGCTCTTGTCGCTCTAAGGTCTATGAGAGCAGTCGTGCTGACCTGATCAACCTTCAGCATGTTCTGAAAATTATCATAGACGTAATTGAAGTACCCACCTGTCTCATGCCTGATAAGAAGGAGAGAGGACAAACGAGTCTCGAGCTCTGCAATCTTTGCCAGAAGGAGTCGCATCTCCGCTGTGGTTCTATCGAAGATGTCTGCACCAGAGAAAGCAAGCTGTTGTGCAGCCGCATAGAGAACACAAAGATCGCGCTTGATCTGGTTGGCGGTGGTATTTTGTTTGGCTGCGCTGGACACCTCTTTCTCTGTCAGCTTTGCAGTAGGCAGATCGAAGAGAGGCTTCGCCAAAGAGCGGCCGTCTGCAATCTCATCCACCTTGCCCTCTAGCTCGGCCAAGCTTGGAATCCTTCCATCTCTCAAGATGTCCAAAAGAACTTCTTGCGCGAGCTTCTCGCCATAGACTTGCTCAATTCCCATTAAGTTATATCTCCCAACGTTTCATCTACTGGCACTACGATGATCGCATAATCTCTGAGAATAGGTGAGTAGAACGGCTCTATATCTTGTAGCGTCTGTAGTTGGTCACCGACATAATCGTACTCAACCCTAATCATCTTCTCTGCCCTGGTGTTCAAGAGCGTATCCTTGAACACTTCAATTATATCACCTTGATCCAAATTCAGCTGGTTGTCTACAACTGTGTGTCTGATCTCTGCTCCGATACCATACTCCAAAGTATAGTCTGTCCAGAAGAACACAAAGGGCCCCCCTGCGAATGCGTCCGAATCAATTGCAGAGTAAAGAATTCCCCTCTTGTAATCAATGGAGTAAAGACCGTCTGTTCCTGCCGCTGCCTCATCTCTTTCAAACTCTTCCCTCCCATCGATGAAGGCCACCTCTCTTTGATAGACATCTGTTGCGCCATTTCTGGGAGGGATTCCTGCTGCTGTAACAGGAACCCTTAATGATCCTGGCAAGATAGAGCCTCTTGCTGCTGCGATCTCATTCGCTGCCACAAGCGTTGTGAATAAATCTATCGCTCTTTCTCCTGCAACTACAGGGGTGGCTCCCTCAAATTGATCTATTACAGAGACAAGTCTGATTCCAGTAGGACCGTCAAGCATGAACTCTTCTTCTTTCAAGTCTCTATAGGGCTTGTATGAGTAAGTCAGTGTCAACTCTCCGGCATCTGTTTGCGGTGTCGGGCTTGAGAAGTAAAGCGTTCCGTTTTCTACGTCTACCGTAAACTCATCCCCTCCGCCACCAATGAACTCTATCTGTCCATCAATGAATCCGTAGTCGGGAGCTGTTCCTCCAGCGGGCGCTGCCCACCCTCCGTTGATCGATGCTGACGTAAGCTCTCTTCCTTTTGGTAGATCAAATGTGATTGCATTCGCAGGAATTATATGGGTAAACGCACTTACGATCTCTTTCCTTATCCTTAGTCTCATATTGCTCTTTACACCATCATGGGCGAAATTAAGTGTCGCCTTCGCTCCGTCTATAGAGGTAAATGTCAGAGGCTCTGGGTCTAGGTATACTGTGATTGGCAAGCCTGGATCTGGAGCACGGCCACTGTTAGCAGAGCCGTCACCCAAAAGGATCTGATTTCTTGTGTAGTTTACTAGATAGACCTTGTCTGTCGCGTTTGGCCACGAGTTCCCTGGTGCCTTGGTCCACACCTCATTCCCTACACGGACATTCTCGGCACCTACGATATTAGATCCATCCCATCTGCTATTAAGACTGATCGGTGTTGTAAAGATCTGATCTCTTCCGTCCTCTGTAACAGCCTGTGTCATGCCTAGAAGATAGGGGTTTCCGAAAGTCCCCACCGTACCGACCAAGGGTCGTACGACACTGACAATCGTCTCTGGCCTCTCTTCAAGAACAAGCTTTGTCGAGCCTCCTTGTGGCAGGGGAAGAAGCTCAGACTTTCTAAGCCTGATTGCTGTAGGACTTGCTGCCGGGTGGGAGAAGGCTTCAGAGTTTCGAATGAGGGTACCACGATATCTAAAAGACTTGATTGGTGAGATGGAGTTGTCCTCTCCCAGATTCTGAATAGAGTCTGGACCCAAGTTGAATGTAAGGACTTCGTCTCTGTCAATGTTGTTGCGATCAAGAGGGTTCACTGTGTGCCAAGACAGGCCGTCATCAATAGAGATGGCATGCTGGATCTCGATAAGAGGAGAATGAACCGAAGGGTTTTGATTGGAAAGAACTCCTAACTTCTTGATATCTCTATCTAAATCTATTCTCTTAGAAATCATTTGAGACTTTGGACTGTATTTGATTCCCAAGATATCAATATCTCTTATGCCTATAGCATACCTAGAATAGCCTCTAAAATGACCATTCAAGTCTACCCCTTGAACCGTATACCACTTCTGTTGTTCAATCACAACACGAAGAAACTTGATCTTTCGTGGCAAGAACGTAAAGAAGGCCTGTCCTGCATATTTGGAATCTTCTGGAGCAAACGTATAGGTGCCGTCTTCGTCGACTGTCCATTCCGCACGGGGAATGTCGTCCATGATAGACGTCCAGTTAAGTCCATCCAACGATGTTTCCAAGGTCCTCAGTCTCATCCAATTCTTTGTTCCAAAGTGATGAGGATTGATCACAATCTTGTTACAGACAAACTCATTAGCCAATACCACGGTTGCATCAAAGACAAGAGGTTCTTCAGGGACGTCCTCAGTTCCAAGGGTCAATAGCTCATACTCAAACCAGGTGTCTGCGCTGCCGTCAAAGGCCACAGACGTATCTGTCTTCTTGATGTTCTTTGCTACTTTCCTGTCTCCCAAACGGCCGTTTGATGCAGCATTCAGGGACAGATGAGAGACCCTTGCTCTTTGTATCTCTCCAACCTCATACCCAAGAGTTACGATACCCTCCTCAGGCTGGATGGCGACCTCCTTCTCAGTCAACAACTCAGACCTTAGATCAATCCTGTCCAAGGTACCAAAGCTGTCACCAAAGTAAGTGTTCTTGGTTATCGTTCCTGTTCCATAAAGCTTCAGGTCTCCAAGGCCAGACCGAACTCTTCGAATCCCTTCAAGAACCTGAGACTCCTGACGGGAGACGATGTTGAAGTTGTTCATCAAGATGTCTTGCAGCTGCTTGAGCTCTTTTGTAAGCAAGACAATGTCATCGCCAAGGTCTTTCTTCTCTGTATTCTCCACCACACCTTGTGGATAGTCACCAGGGCGGACAGGCGTAGCTTGAAAGAAGGGTGAGTAAGGTTCATCTACAAACCTGTTCATGGCCATGACAAATTCCTCTTGAACATCTTCCATGGCAGAAAGATCGCCAGCAGAGAACTTCTCATTCAGATCACTCAGAACCAATGCCAATCTATTATGAAGCAATCCTCCGATAGGCTCTGTCTTTAGTTTATTCTTGCTCATTATAACTCTGCAAACCTATTTTGTGATTTTTCTCCCAGAAGAATCCTGTATTCATCAAGGTAACCTAAGATATCATTGCGTGTTGGGTGGTTGTTTCTCATTACAGCTGTCAGCCAAAGCTTAGAACTTTTTACTTGCAGCCCTCCTCTTTCAAGGTTCACTTCGACGGCTCCACTTCCTTTTGCCCTAAGGGTCTCGTGTCTATCAAGGTAAAGATCTCTTTGATCTCCCTTCAGCACATGGAGAGGAGTATAACTCACAGTATACACTGCCGTCGCCTCTACCTGGCTGTTTGGATCGATCGACACAGCGATCTCCGTAGTGGTGTTCGCGTCTTCTGCAAGGGTCCCTGCGTTGTTGAGAATGATCCACCTTGCAGCAGGAAGAAGGTCTCCGTTTTGATACACCCTGAGAGAGCAGAACGCCGCTCTTGTGGCGACTGGGTCTGCAGCGCCTAGCCCGTCGTCTACCAAGACAGCCTGTCCATGAGCTCTGAATCTTGTTTTTCCCGTGTCATTCGCATTAAGAACAAGAGTTTCGTTTGTAATGCTTGCCTGATTAAAGATTGGGACAGGGAAGCGTACGCTTGTAAGCAAGGTGCCATCAGCATCATAGTCCTTCTTTGTCAGATCAAACTCCCAACTCATTCTGCCATCAGGNTCCTGTGAGGTATTCCCCTCAAAGGCTATCAACCCAAGTCCCTCTATCTCCTGTGACTTGCTTACATATACACCAAGATCCTTCTGAAGAAGCAGTCCAGCGGATACGTTGTCAAGGCCATAGACGTATTCATATACCGTACGGAAGTTGATGTTTGTCTTCGGCGCAAGATTCAACAGCTGCTGCAGTCGTGTGTTGTTCAGGACAGACTTTATTGCAGGTGTAAGAAGATCAAAGTCCCTCCTGCTATCTAGGTTTGAAACGATTTCATGTAGGTTCTGCGTGGCCTGCAAGTCGTATGTGTGAATCTCATAGTTCTTTTGAACCAATCTTAAAACAACTCCTGTGGCGGTAACCTTTGGAAATGAGAACCGGACTGGCTGACTGATCTCTACAGCCGTCTCTTCCACTACGATCCTGTTCCCCTCTGGTGTGATGTAGGAGATTTGATCTACCGTCAATGGATAAGCTGTGACTGGGTCGATGTCAATATAATTGATGTCTGTGGCGCCGCCAAGATCCAACTCCAAGAAAGAGATGACCCCCTCGTCAATGGGCTGGTCTCTCATGATGATATCAAACCAATATGTATCCTGTGTCGCATCCAGGATGTTGTTGATGTCTGAGTGTACATCATCACCAGCAAGGTGCTCTTTGTGAGAGTGCTGTATGTCAGACGTATATCCATAGTTCAGATTCCCAAGATCAAGACTACAGGGAGAGATAAGACATGCATCGAATGTGACTGTGGGGCCGTTTACCAGGATGGCGTCAAAGGTCAGGGCGAGAGCAAAGTCGTTGGCTCCGAGGGGCTTGGGCTCAAGTAGTGCATCGAAAGTTGTTGAACACCAACCGCTGCCCGCCACGTTGGCTCCCTCAATGATGATTGCATCAAAGGTGACACAGGGGATGACGCCCTCCACCCAGAAGAAGATGTCTCCGATATCAGCAGAGATGCCGTTCAGGAGAAGAGTGTCGACTCTTGCTTGATCGTAGGTGATGAGATATTCGCCGCGAGCTGCTGGTAACGTATTCGTCAACTCTATCAACCATCTGACTTGGACTCCGTCCAGCGTAAACTCAGCAAGACAGTCTACGTCCCTTGAGATTGGATTTTGTGCTGTTGAATATACCCACAGGTTGTCTGTGATCTGCTGAGCGATGACACTCTCTGCAGAGATCTTTGAGACAGACTGTCCCCAAGAATCTACAATGCCATCCTTCAATGTCACTCCGACAAACTGTTCGACAGAAGACAGCGTTGAAGGAAGCTGCATAGCTCGTGAGATGGGGTCGTGAACAAGCTCATCTGGAATCGCACTGCCGGTACGTGAGTCCGAGTAGAAGTCCGCACCTGAATGCCCAACTCTATTATGTCTTCTTGCTCCGTCAGAAAAGGTGTTCCATTGAGCACTGCTGATGCCTAACGTGTTGGCAGAGAGAAACTCAAACAGAGCGACTTGTTCGTCAAGTTTGTTGATGATGTACTTAAGATCATGTAGGGCTTGGCCCTGAAAGACTTGCTCATGACCTTCGACCACATCAATAAGGTTATCAAACTCACCGAACAACACCTCGAGATCTGCATTCGCACGGGTCAACATGTCGTTCTGAAGTACAGAACTTACTCTTCTGGAGGATATTGCGGCCTGTCTCTTGTAGAAAGGAGACGGGTCTCCTCCTTGAATCTCGTCCATGACCTGACGAAGAGCGCTCTTGTACTCCTCAACATCGGCGAACTCACCCAAGGCGTTTCTGTCTCCCATCAACTTGGCCGTCGTCTTTGCCTGGTTTCGCGGAACGGTGGACAGGAATTGCTCTAGTAATCTCATTAAACGATCTTCCTATATGCTATCTTGACATTGAAATTGAGAAACTGTGTCGTCTTCAGCTCTGCAGAGGAGGGAGGAGCCACCCGAAGACCTATCGTAATCTCTGTAGCCTGATCAACCTTGCCCAAGCTATCAACTCCCAGAGTACAAGGAATCCTTGTATTCCAAGAGGAGCCTGCCGTTCCTGTAAAGCGCGTGGCGACAGCCCCCTGCACAATATACAGGCCTGTCTCAAATTGATTGCCCCAGTATAGTACCTTGTCGATATCACCTAAGGGTGTCTGTCCTTCCCACCTTTCTTGAAATGGCTCATAGTCATCCATGCTTTCGATAGGCGCCAAATAGAATCCAGTAATTACCACGCTTCCATCAAAATCATGTCTTAGGGTAAACGTCTTTGTTGTAACAGACGAGGGCGCCAAGGCCCCATAATCAACCTCTACAAGAGGGACATCTGTCTCTCTCCATTCCCAGTTCACTCCCTTCGTCAAACTTTGTGTAATATCAATTGCCATTATGTAAGCACCGCATCCATAGTAACAGAGAGTGTGAGAGAGCCGGAGAACAAGACTGCATCAAATGCGACAGAGACAAAGGTGCTCGGGTCCACATCTCCTGGTTGTATGTGAATGATATCACTTCTACAGCCCTCGTTCCCATCGAACAGTGGAACCACATAAAAGTATGCAGGGCGCGTATTGAACACATTGTAAGTCAACGTCGGGGCTGCAGTCAGTTGTGTTGTAGTCGCAGCGACCTCCAAGAATGTTGTTTGAAGCATATCTCCATGGTAGACACGATACCCAGTCGCCCCTGGTACAGATGACCAAGTGAGAGTCACCGTGGTGTTCGTAGTAGAGACAGAGGTGGCGCCAGTGATTGTCGGCTTATCTCCATAGTAACGAATGATGGGGTAATGGCCATGTGCCATGTGTCTCTTGGCAATCTCTCCTACGTCCTCTCTTGTCAAAACGATGTCGTCCTCCGTCCCCAGCGTACCTTTGCCAGTGATAAGCGTACAGGGCAGTTCAATATAGGCGGTCCCTCTGCCTGGGAATGGACGGCCGTCCCAGTTTGCAACTTCTGAAAAAGATGCAATGTCTGGATAGGCATCGTAGTAAGAGGTTGGGTCGACATCCTCTTTCAGTCCCCCACCTTTCACTCTCGTATCGATAGTAAATACATCCTGAGCACCAGCTCTCTTTCTTACCGCGACAGAGGCAAGCCAAAGAACCTGAGGGTCGTTCTGTCTCCACTCTTTATAGGTATCAAACTGTGGATCAATGTCTGCCAACAAAACAGATCCAGGAACAAGAGACAGAGCTTCGTCTGTGAAGGCTGTCACCGCCATGCTCAGTTCATCAAATTCAATATGAAAAATGGCTCTATTGCCAGAGCCGTTTGCAACATTTGGTCTTGCATAAAAAATGATCCTCTTGCCAAGAACGCTTCTGTTATAGATTGGATTCAGGTTGTACCAGATATATTCAAGATCCTCTTCTTCATGGTAATGACTTACCACCACCTTGTTTCCTGACTCAAGATCAGTGTCCAGATATATAAAGCCGTCCCTGTTGTTAAACGATACGTTTGTCGTCGAGATCTGGGTCAGGCGAGTCGCTGTGAACTTGCCACTGATATCAGACCAGAATGTTCGAGCTGGATTGTTTGTATAACCACGCAGAGGTTGATCAAGTTCATCTGTCACGAGAATGTCAACAAACCTGTTGGCGGTTGTATCTATTTCCAAAGGCCATCTCTTTGTTCTGACAATTCTTCGACTGACTATATCAGCGTCATCAAACGCTGCGTACTTGTAAGGCTGAACAGGAAGAAAGGGCTGATCAACATATTCTGGAACATGGAATCTACGAGGAGAGCCGTCTGTCGTCACGTAGATCTCTCCATTGGTGAACCTCATAAACCATGAGTCATCTGCATCTGTTCTTGCTGGAAGAAGAGGCCTGATCTGACCTCCCTTGATCGCCTGAAAGTAATAGACCTGCGCAGGCGCATTGTAATTGATGGTAATTGTAAAGGCGCCACCGGCGTCTCCTACAGAATATGTTCTTTTTGTAGGATCTATTGCACCGTCTGCAGCGAGGTGCTCTTTATAAGCACGGTCAGTCTGAAGAAGGGACGTCTTTCTTTCTAGGTTGGCATCGAGATAGGAGATGAAGTACACAGAATGATCTCCTGTCTCCTCATCAAAACTGAATGGAAGGTTGTGATATAGAGTCTTTGTGGCAGCGACCCAGGTATAGATTGAGTCATCTATCTCTTTTTGATTCCTATCAAAGACCCTGACCTCTGTAACCGTGGTCTCTGCCGAAAGATCATGCTTGTAAAAGAGAGGCACCACAGCCTCTCCGTCAGGAGCGACGAAGAGGTCTGTGATAAGAAATGTATGAAAGAGTGTAGAAAAGACATTGTTCTCTATCCTTCGTCTCTTGAACATTCTGTCAGAATTCTCGATATAGTCTGTAGAAAGATCTCGTAAGTATATATTATCCTTACTGATTTGAGGAAGTGAAACGTATGCTATTCCGACTCCGTCGGCAGGTACAAATCCACCATGTCTGATAAATCGAATTGGCTTCTTTGACACAACTCTTACCGGAACTCTTCTTTCGTGCTGTGTGACTGGACTTACCTTGAATTGGATAGGGATCTGTTCTGCCATTTAACGTACCAAGTCTTTATAGGTATATGTGATTCTTCCACCATGGATACTTTGAGTGTCCTCTGCTGCTACCGTTGATCTAATATGAAGGTGGTAGGAAAAAGATTGCAGATCTGTTATCAGTCCTACTGGAACAGCTCCGTGAGCTTGAAGAGTGACGGCCGCTCCAGCATTATTCATTGTAACAGGGCCCCATCTTTCCGAAGCTCTTGCCCCAACACCGTCGACAATTCCATTTGTTATGTTCTGTCTAACGATGTCTGCTCGAATTCGAAGAGCCCCAGCAGCGGACCAAAGAACCTCCATCTCCGTAACAGTGACACCATGAGGCAGTTTAAGTGGTACTGTGAAAGCGACATCAGAATCGTTTACGGCATCCACTCCAATCTTTCTGATCCTAGGTGTTACGGCCCCCGGCGCATCAATCACATAGTCTATCTCCCAGCCATTGTTGTCAGGATATTGAACAGTATACCCGGGCGGAGTCTCATCCTGGTTATGGAAGAGAACAGCATCATAGCAGTCCCAAGAATAGTAACCAGTTCTTGTCTGGTCATATGTCAAAACGACCGCTCCGCCTGTGGCGCCCACCGCCACCTCTCTTGCAGAAGCGTCTGCTCGTAGATAAAGCAACTTGCTGTTGATGTCTGCGTTTGCGGTGCCTAGGTAAAGAGTTGAATCATTTCCAGTGTCAAAGAACCAGAGGCCACCGTCGTCACTTGCTGTGGGGACCGCACTTGTCGGCAATTGCCATCCTGGACCATCAGTTCCTTCGTCGTAGTAGATACCCTCTAGATTGGCAACGGGACCAAGGAGCAACTTATACGAATCGTCCGCAGAGAAATCATCGACGTCTGCCATGTCTGTGGGAGCTGCTTGAGAGCCCAAATGCAGATCTCCGATCATGGAGTTGTCTGCATTGCGTGGGTCGAGGTGGTTGTACCCTTCCCTCAGCAGGTACTGTGGGTGATCATTAAAGGCGGTTGTAGACTCTGTGTATCTGGGCAGGGAGAATCTCTGTCCTATGCCGGCATGAGGCACCGTTACGCTCTCATCACTTCCGTCGTGAGCATGCTCCTGCATAAAGCCCATAAGATTCTTTATTGCGGCGGCCAGGCCATAGCCACCAAACGTAGCTATGTAATGCCTAGAGGCATGTGTTCCCAGATCAAGGGCATCCATTTCTGCCGGTAGTTGAAGAATGAATGTATTTCTGTCTGTGTACGAATAGACAATTGGGTTGTTACCTTGGTTGTTCTGAACTGGCCTCAGTCTGCTGATCGCTCCCGCTCCGTTGTACTCAATGAACCATAGCTGGACAAGACCTTCTGGGATATTGTCCGCAGGATTTAGGATGGCATACTCTGTGCCCCAGAAACCAGGAACCGCATACCTTGGGATAGTACCGACAACACCGTCGTTTGCGAGCTGGAAGTCTACAAGAGTACCGTCTCTATCGTCATACCACTTGATCAAAGGTAGTTGAATTGTATAGTTCTTTGCACCGTTGTCAGTAATGGTACAGACAAGGTTGTGGAAAGTTAATGGTGGACCCGTAGTCACATTCTGTGAGATCTGAGCGATATTCGGCACCACGTTCGGACCGTTTCTGACTCCATAGCCATTCACAAACGTTGTCGGATCCACCTCATACTCAACGTACTCGACACCGGTGTCCCCAGCTGCAGTGGCGATGGCGGTTCTGACCCTCTTGCCGGTTATGGTCCATTGACCATCTGTTGTAAGGTCTTGGGGTGTGTTGACACGGTTTGCTGTTGGGGCTTCCCAACCTCCAGCATTGTTGTCAGTGATCGCTGCGTTCTGCACTGCAGGTGCGCCGACGCCTGTCGTAAATGTCAGAGGTGGCGGATTCTTCGGCATGAACCTAAGATCAAACTCTTTCAATCCTATAGGAAGATCCTGCCTGTATCTAAAGGTCGCGTTAGTTGGAATCCTAGCCTGAACATCGCCTACTCTTCCAATGGCTCTTACAACATTGGTGAGATAGGTCGCTTCGCTTTTTCCTTCTGATTCGTGGAAGGCATCTCCGATAAGACGCTCCAATGCCAATAAGGCAGAATCGGTTTGTGACGCCCATGTGTTTAGCTTACCAGGAGCAGGCGACTCTCCGTCCTGGAAGGTGATTGCGACCGGAAATAGATCTGCTAGCTTGTCAGCCATTATAACTCCTTATACATATGTGTAGGTGGCGAAGGTAATCTGATGAGGATTTGGACCTACTGTCTCAGGCCTTCTCCATCCTACCACCAACTCATAAGCTCCCGCTGCAAGAGCAGGCATTGTTACTGTCATCGTTCTAGCATCTACGCTCAACGTGACATCTGCGTCAACGATAATGGTTTGAACATTCGCAGAAGAGGTCAGCCATACGTTTGGCTTAAGCTCTGTGTCCACAGGCATTCTGTCACCCGTGATTGTGACAACTGTGCCACCAGCAATCGGTCCACTTACTGGAAGGATGTTATCAACTCTCATCTCAGAGTTGAGGAACATCCAGATCGCACCTCCAAGTCCAGAACCTGCAGACGCTGTCGGTGTCGGCAACGTCCACTCACCAAGCAGCCTGTTGGCAATCTGGACATCAAACGTAAGAGTGTTGGAGGTCAAGACTGGAGAGTTTACCGTCTGACAGCAGAAAGACACCTCTCTGTCAGATAAAGACCTGAACTTCATCGTATTGAATCCAGGATTCCCGGCAATCTGAGTCGGGTTCACCTCTCTCTCAACGTGAGGAGAGACTGTTGTGTCTTTTGTCCTCAACTCTCTATCAAAGACAAGATTAGTGAAGGCCCCCGAAGCAGTTACTGCTATCGGGTGTAGAACACTCCAAGACCCTTGGGCGTTTATGTATGCGAGTATACTGTTCCGACCCCCTGTTCGCAAATTGTTATCATACAGGTCTGCTGGGTCTCCGTTCTCTGTTACAAACACAAATGAGTTAGCAGCAGTCCCGGTCAATACACTTGGAACAACCAACGCGTTGTTGGTCCAAGCTGCACCATCTCCAGCCCAAATTGCACCACCACCAGGATTGACATCAAGAATCTCAGTCGTTCCAACAAGTCCTGGATCAGCTGTAGCCAACATACCGACTGCGTCGGCGGCAAGGTCCAGTCCTGGTACGGGCTGGTAGAGATGTGTGTCTACCATGTAGCTCTCTACGTCACCGTCTGTCAGGAATTGTGCATATGCCTCTCCGTTTTGATTCGTTCTCCTGCTTGCTGCTACGAATTGTCCGGAGGCGTCTGGGTTGAAAAAGTCGACGTCTATGTTGGGGACTCCGTCGTGACGAACATCATGAACCTTTCCAAGAAGGAACATCAGATCAAGACCTGCCTGAAGAGGTCCGTAGTTCCCTGTCAGTGGATTGATGCTGTGATTTGGCGCTTCCAGATGGAGATGATCAATCTGAAGAAGCCTGTTCGATAGATAGATGAACCCCCTATCGAGAGAGTTGGTGACAGGATCAAGATTGAGCTCTCTGTCTCTGAATGACCCCGAAGCCCCCATGGGTTCATACTGGATGAATGGAACTGCATCATATGTTGCTGTGATAGCCAGTGCAGGTAGAGGGATGATTCCGTTAGGGCCGTTACCCAACCTTACTATTCCATACTCTGCATCCAACGTGAAGTGCAGATCTCCCGGACCAGAGACAGAAAAGTCTGCAACTCTTGTATACTCCACTGCGTTTACAAAGAGAGAGAAGCTCCATGTGTCTAGGACACCCAAGCTTGTCTCGTCAAAGGCGGGAAAGATGTCTAGAAATATACCCTGGCTTGGGGAGCCGTCCGTGGTTCCTATCGCGACGACAGTTCTCGTCAAGGCCCTGTTGCCGTTGAAGCTTAGATTTGCAGGGTAGTCATTTGAATAGCTGATGCATCCATAGCTTGGGTGCCCGCCAACAGGCAAGAAAACCTGAATGGCTCCAGAAGGAGCGACAGAGTCTCTATAGCCAATGTAATAATCTCCTACCACCAAGGTGCTATTTCTAAATCCGTCTATCCAGGCGTCGAAGCTGAGCTCTCTTACGAAGATGTCGGGATGGGTGAACTCGAGAGGGTATACAGACAGAGGAGTGCCTGCCAATATAACAGTACCGATGTCGCTTGCGTCGACTGTGACAACAAGAGCTTCGTCTTCCACCACGCTACCTAGATTGAATGTGGTCCTGAACTCGAAGAGTGAAGTGTCAGCGTTGCTGATATCCAGAGAAGGATCCAGCTCCACTCCATTCACTCTAAGACCTGTAAACTGATCAACCTGAACAAACTCATTCTGATATTGAATGTCTCCTGTAGAATCATATGTCAGGTATGCTGCTGTGATCGGGCTGTTGATAAGAGGCTCGAACCATAGATCAATCCTACTGTTGCCGTCAGTGTCCACGTCTCTGCCAAGAGAGTCGATGATCGAGTCCTCGGAATACAACCAATATCTGTCACGGTGAACAAAGTATGTACCGGGTGTGACTCGCGCGACCCAACGATCGACAGAGTTCTTCATGTCTTCGATCTTCAACAACTTGATGTCGTTCTTGTCACCTATCCCCGACTGAAAGATGCTGTCTGGCAACCCAGTTGTGACTGGATCCATAAGGGCCGGAATCGTTGCATCTGTGTTCATCGTCCTTGGTACGGTCCATCTCATCTTGTCCCATTGAAAGCCAGCGACATGATCAAAGACCTCATAGGTCTTTGCTATCTTTGTCGCTGGACGAAACACCGTATTCGTCGCTTGAAGGATTGCATCAAGTGTGGTTGTGACATTCAGATCAGCCATTTATGGTCCCCAATATACGTTTGCTACATTCAGCAGCTCTTCAATTATCTCAAACATTTCGTCTGTTGGAACTCCATCGACTGTAGCATCATCAATATCCGTATAGATATCCTGTGCGACCTGCGCAAAGAAGTGCCTCCTAAAGCTATCTGAATTGATATCGTTTACAACCACATCGCTCATCTCAGCTCTGAATGGAAACTCTATATACCTATAGGAGATGGAGCTATCAATCTCAGGCAAGGAGATGGATGCGATATAACCGTTTTGATAATCAACGAAGAAATCTCCTGCAACATTCAGAGTTGCAAGAGTGGTAACCTCATTTGAGAAGGCCGTTGTGTCAGAAAGGTACAAGGAGCCGCTCTTGATGGGAGCATGCGTTGTTCTGAACCTTGTCGCAATTGGGATCTTTTCATCGCGGACAATCGTCCTGTTGGTTTGATTTATCAGGGTCTTGCTAAAGACTTGTTCTGGATTGGTGACCAAAGAGAAGGCCCGGAAGACTGCAGACTGTATATTGATCTGTTGAATCAGAAGGTCAAGTGTCAAAGCGTTGGCCGCTCGAAGATCTATCTCTGCTTCCAAATTGAAATTCTCATCATCAACATATCTGTTATACAGCCTGATGTGAGAGTCTTGTATATCGATAAAGAAATCTTCAATCGCTCCACCGGCATCTATGACACGGATCTCAAGTGCGTCTCTTCGACCAAGTGCAAGGTCTCTTGTCAGTCCATTCATGAGCCCTGAGGTTGAAGAGGCAGACTTAAGCACGCGTGCCTCCTCCACCCTCTTTCCCATAGAAAAGTTCTTTTCTCCTGGCAACCTCTTGATTCCAGTCAACAGTCCCCAGTTCTCAAACGGAGACAGCTCCCTGTTCACCTCAACCTCTGTCAGAGAATTGACAGTGTCTGGGACAAAGGACATAAAGTCTTCTGGTGCGTCATACGAAACAGGGACAAAGGGTGTCAACACCTCTGCAAGAACAAGTGTTCCTGACGAAGCGTTCCCTGCAGGCGAGTAGACCAGAGATCCGGGGTTCGCAAAGTTCAATGTAATATTTGAAAAGGTCGCGTCAACTGTTCCTGTGACTCCGTCAGCAAAGAAGAAGCCATTGCTCGCCCCCAAATCATCAGGCCATTCGGACTCGGGAAGAATGAATGTGAACGTACCAGAGTTGAGGTTGTTCCCTTCAAGGATTGCGACAGATACGGGGAGGTAGAAGGCGGATGTGCCGATCCGAAGCGAGCCCAGGATATACCCATCGACCATACGTAGCTCACCGGCTACATCGACTGGGCTGTTTATAGGAAGGAAGGACGCTTCGAACGATCCTGTGAAGCTCTTTACCTGACCTCCTGGATCAGGATCTCTCTCCTTTCTTATCGCCAACAGAGCATCGAAGGTGGTTGTTGTCGTTAGGTCTGCCATTATGCGATTACCCTAGACGAAGAAAAGCCCTCTCTGAAGAAGATCTCTTTGGAATCAAAATCAATCAGCGCATTGTCATATCTCAGATCAAGAATATACATCATCCCATTTCTAAACAGCCTCAACCTATCGTCTGAGTCCCATGCGATACGTATCTCGGGTACCTTTCCAGCGTCCCAAGAAAGGACTGCGTCAAAGATCGCCCCAACCTCAGCTACGTCGCCAAGGGGTAGGGTGACAGGAGTTCTTTGATAGACCTTTGCCAAGGAGTATTCTGCGGCAGCCCGTAGATAATCTACATGGAATGGCTCTATTGTCAGTTGAGTGCTCTTGTCATCCAAGACGGTTTCAAGCCTAAAGAGATGAGTTCCTCTTGTCGTCAGTGTGACATGCCTGACTCCTTCCTGCAGAGTAAAGGAGTGCTTGTTGTCATTCTCCACAAAGTTCACAGCCTCTAAAACGAGATTGTTGTCTGGATTCACATAGCGAGTAGTCCCATCAGGAAGGATTACACTCCATCTCCAAGAGTGCACTTTGCGCAAGGGGTATCTCAATACAGTCTTAAGACCAAGAGAGAGCCCTCCCGTTGCAAGCTGTCGAGAGGAAGACACAGGAATAAACTTCATTCCCATTACAGGATCGGAGTCTCTTGTTGTCAGAACATCAAAGTTGTCAAAATACTCAGGTCTCTTGTCAAAGATATACAAATTGTTTTCGTTTGCTGCGTATAGGAAGCGCCTGTTTCTATCAAGGCAGAAGTCGTCAACCGTAACTGGTGTGTCCGCCGTGTCTGTCAGCTCATACTCTTTGTGGATGACAGTGGGCTCTCCTCTAAAGACATCCATGCCAGTAGAACCCACGAAGGCAGACTGTTGAAGAACTGACCCGTAGCCATTCGTAGCCAAGGTCCAGTGTGACGGATAGGTGTGGCGCTCAGGGGTGACGACCTGAATATCGTGATCGATCTTCTCACTGTTCTGAGGAGGGAAGTTCCATATGGCAAGCTCCGACCCTCCACTGAAGTCTGAGCCAAGAACCTGTATCTCTGTAATCCTCTTCCACTTCCTTCGACTCTTTAATACCATCGCCCGCTCAAAGATCAATGTCTCTTGTTGTCTCTTTCCTCCGTCAACCGTATCACCTGTGATCTTGACTTCGATAAAGTATATCGCACCTTCTCTGATCGCTACGAAGGTGGTGCCTCCAAGGATTTCTACAAAGACATGCCCAGGCACGCTGACGTTAACTGGATCCCTGAAGGGAGAAGCGGTGATATCAGAGTACGGAACGAGCATGCCATTTCCATGGTATGAGCTTGATACGCTGGAGACTCTGTCCGGAAGAGCTTGATTCCAAAACGTCTCAATGTCTTCCTCCACCGTGATAGCTAGTTCTGCGACTCCGTCGATAGCAGTGACTGTCGGTGTGATGTATTCAGAATTGCCATCATGGAAGAAGCGCTCATTGAAGACAAACGACTCTCCCAGAGCATGCCTGTAGAGAAGATCCATGTCATTTCTGTCTGCTGTCTGAGGAAAGTGATTGTTGTGAATGCGTACGTTTTCCAGTCTTGCATCTGCAATCCTGATAGCGATCGGGTTCATGAGCTGCTGTCCGACACTGCCAACAGAGTTCCTGATTCTTGTAAAATCAGGAAAATTATTACCAAGAATCTGAGTCAGGTGCGTGTACTGATATCCGACAACTCTTTTAGTGACCCCGGAGACTGTTGTGAATGCCCAGGCATGTCTACAGACCTCTCCATCTGCAAGGGTCACCTGCACCTGTACTGTGTACTGAATGTTATACCAAAGGTCCGCTCTGTCTACTACGTAAGATATGTCCCAGTTGCTCGTGGTGTTCTCCACAAGGATCGGAGTCACCTCTACTCCATTGATGAGTATGCGTGCTGAGTCAGCCACGATGGTAGAGCCTGCCACGGCGACATTGACTGATACCGTCTCTGTTTCCACACTGACTGCGATGCCCGTAGGCAGGTTCGATGTCCAAGCACACGAGGAGGTCAGTATTGCATCGAAAAACAGATTCCTTATCAGGTCAGCCATTACCTTCTCCTAATGACTACTGCATTCGCAACGCTATCCTCCATAACCAATGTCTCATCGGAAAGGGTTGAATAGTTGTCCAGAAGTCTTCTTCTCACTCTGTTGGTTGAAATTGTTCCATCCTTGAAAACAAAGACGCTATCAAATGGAGCACTTGGCAACCCTATATCCAGAATGGCATCGGATGTCTTCATGACAACCTCAACGGCTTCATTGATAATGAGAGGTTCTCCAATGTCCAAGTTCACTATAAAGTTTCTAAGGTTTCTTGCGACGTCGAGCTCAACTGTATTCTTTACCGCCTCTCTTGTAAGAGGTCTGTAGGTAATAGTGATCTCAAACTGCACACCAACTTCTGTAGGTGCCTCTATCAAGAAATGCGTTGAGTGAGACTTGACTGCGTTAACCGCTGCCTGAACTGCTGCCACCATACTGCTTGTCACACGGCCATTGACACCTCTAAGAAAAATTGTAGATGTTCCGATCCCTCGATCATATTCAACCATATTGACATCAGAAACAGAAGGAACGGACAGGGCGGCCAACCTTATTGCGTGAGTGTTTGCGCTCTCTTGAGCAAAGGATCCATTGATGATCCTAAATCTATAGAGCTCATCTGGCTCTGCTGCTTGCCCTGTATCGATTGCGCTAGTGTTTGTTACAAGAAGAAGGCTGTTCGCTGCGCTAGAGTAGGCAGTAAAGCTGTGTTCGATAAGGGAGTTGGAGCCCACGTTGGAGCTGGACCCCTCGTCTGTTGCCTCGACGGATACAAAGAACTGTGTCTGACTTGCTGGTAGCGTTGCGGAGTCTGTCACTCTGTAGCGGATCACTCTTCCAGTATCGACTGTCGTGACCAATGTTCCAGCAGGAATATCTATAGAGCTGCCGTTGTTAATCGCTCCAAAGCTTGATTCAAGTGTATAGAACATCACGTTCTGTTCTGCTGAGTCGACTCGTGCCTGGGTCCCTGTCAATCTAGACAAGCCCATAAGCTCACCTATGAAATCTAAATAGATTCCACTGGCACCGGAGACGAATGCAATCGCCTGGTTGAAGTCGAAGATGCTATACATCCCTCCGACCATGCGGCCCATGGCACGTATAAGGGATCTAGCCTTGGCGCCTGGAGTAAATCTTGTAATTGATGTGTTATTACGGAGCTCAGCAATAGCCTCACTAACAATGTCATCGCTTGTTTTTCCAAACAGAGCCATCTTATCTCCTTATAGTACGACGATACCGTTCGTAAGAGAGTCGTAGACCAAGTCAGCACTGATCCCTCTTCCTATCGCAATAGATGCTGCATTTATCAGAACACGGAACAGAAGCGTAGTCATGTCCAATGGAAGCGTTATGATCCTAATGTCAGAGACTGCGATAAGGCCATCGATAGTGAGAGAGTTCTTTATCTGCTCCTCAATGTCTTCTGCCAATGCTCGTGTGTTGGGCTCTCCCACAAAGCGATGTAGCCCAGCTCCTATTTGAGGATCTGTAAGCCAATCGTTCAGCCTACTCTTCAATCTTGTTCTGATCTCTTGCAGGATAGACCTAAGAGGATCTTCTGAGGTGTCTCTTACGTCACCATCTCCAGCAACATCAAAATCACCTTCATCTGTAAACCAGATGTCAGCGCTGTCGTAATCTCTAGGCATTAAACAATCAAGCTTGTCAGGTCCCTGACAGCCTGCCTCAAAGCCTCGATCCCTCCCAATGGAGGATTGAAAATCAGCGTAGGCATTGGAGTAATAATAGTTGAGGGGATCATGCTTGTCAAAAAGGGATTCAGTGTCCAGAACCCACTAATCCTGATCTGTTGCGGCGTCGCCGTCATACTTACAGGACCTTTGATAATGTTTCCGAAGTGCTCATCTGTTACCAGAGCGTGGTCCGGCCCTCCAATCATGGCGACAGAAGTTTCTGACAGCTTGATCGCTGCAGATGACTTGGGACTCTTCCTCCAAATGTTGGCAGGAATATCCTGCGAAGTTAATGCCTTGCCCATTAAAAACCACCTCCTGACTTAGCGCTTAGGGCAATCGCAAAACCCCTCTCTGGAATATCCAGGTGTTCTGGGTTGAAAGTGCCTAGCTTTCCTACTCTCTCTGCGTAACCAGAGGTAGGCGAACCACCCGTATAGATGACTCGTACTGCATCGCCATCTCTTGGGGGATGCATCAGTGCTTCTTCGTAGCTGTCTTTCCAGGGTATCCAAGCGCCATGGTGTTGAGCAAGCTTGCCCTCTTGATTCCTATAGGCGATATTGCCGCCAACCAAGGTTGTTCCTCGAGCTCCGGTCTGCTTGATCTTTACAGCGATGACCCTGTCAGTGAGGAAGTGACCCACCGCTACCACATGACCATAAAGAAGACGAAGCTCATCTCCTCCTGCCCAGGTTGGCTTTGATGTCAGACCTGTGGGGTTCTGCGCTCGTGCGAGCCTATCTACAAAAGTTCCGTTACCCATTATGTTCCATTCCAATAGCTTGCTGTTATGGCATCATAATACATTCCCATAACATTTATCCCGTCCTTGAAGCTGTGTGCGAAGTGTCTCCACTGACCGCCAATAGACGTAAACAGCCCATCTGATTCAAACCCATCGAACCCAGAGACAAATGGTTTGCCTGCTCTGGTCAAGGGTGTAATGATCACTGGCTCTCTTGTTGTAGCATACTTGGCAAATTTATACCCGCCTGCTGCAAGGATCAAGAGCGAAGATCCAATGACAACAGCAGGGAACCAGCCAGCAGCTACTGCTGCAATCGTTCCTGCCCCCTTGGCTACGGCGGCGCCCGCAGCAGCCGCGCCCGCAGCAGCCGCGCCCGCAGCCCCTGCCGCAGCCGCGCCCGCAGCAGCCGCTGCGCCCGCCGCATGTGCATGTGCCACAGGAGTCTTTGACTGCTTTCCTCCCATCAACTCAACCAGTGACTGATGAGCTCTTACACTGACCTGGCCCATCGCGTCTGCAACACTAAGCATCGCTCCCCTGCGTGCGTTGACACAGAGATCAGGAGTTATCTCAGTGATAAATCCTGTGCTGGAGGATAATGTGTGAACAACCTGTTCAATCTCAAAAGGCCCAGCCATGTCTGTGTAGCTGTCCAGGAGATGGACAATGTCATGAGGCTTCATCTTTGGATTCCCGATGATGGTCAAGGTTCCCTTATAGGTGTCCTTGAGAGACCTCATCAGATGTCCAATGCCATATCTGACAGCAAGAAATCTACCCTCACAGTTTGGCTCTGCAATATATGTATGACGAAGATGGTCCTTACGAATGTGGTCATCAATTGCAATGGTCTCTGTGCCACCATCTGGTCTTCCTGCAACTCCAGAGTCTCCTCCAGAAGGGCTTGAGGACCAGTCTACGGAAACGCTGTTAAACGTTCCTCTGTGATCTGCCTTGATATCATTATGAATGATGTCATGTTCTGATGTCACCATATGATACGACCGGAATGACCTGATCATATCTCCAAGCAAGACGTCTGCTGCAGTGATATTTCCTTCTCCCAACCTGTTCAATGCCTCTTCTAGAACTCTTCTCTTCTCCGGATCATCTGCCAACTGTACAAAAGCGGCAACGTCCTTTGACTGTGTCAGCAACGCCCTTTCTGCGAAGGCCTGAGATTCATCTCTCTTCATCAGAGAGCTGTACATCTCTGTGTTCTCATTGACTATGTCCATGAACTGCAGGATGGCTTTCGGTGAATAGCTTCCACTCGCGACAGTGCCAAAGTTTTTATTCAGCAATGATGGTAAGTGGTTGACTGTTCCAAGAGCAGAGGCGCTCCAATAGGTTGAGGGGACACTTCCATACGCACCCAAGTCTAGAGTCTTGATCACCTCTTGAAGGATATTGTTTTTGAATAGCGAGTACCTCTTTCTCTCTTCCAAAGACTTTGGGTCTCTATAAAAATACTGCATTGAGGGTAGGCCAAAGAACATGGTCATGCGGTCATCATAGGGTACAGGTGATGCGATCCACCCAGGATGGCGTAGCTCCATCTCCTTGAAGACATCCCAGATGGTTGTGTGATATACGACGTACTCAGTCCAGAAGTTGTCCCAGTCCAAGACCATGTCATCGAATGGCTCAGGATAGATATTGTCGTCGGCGGGAGTATCGACAAAGCCCCACCTCTTATGTCCACCACCGTCAGGATGTAACTGCAGGTGTCTGGGGCCTATGCCTATGTCCTTGATCTTCCATCTGCCAAAGTGTTTACATTCCGGAGATGCGATAAGAAGGCTCAGCAACTCATCTGTGTCAGAGTTGAACCAACCAAACTTCTGCTTTGGATCCTCACCCCTCTGTATGGCGACAAGCTCTGTAGCATACGACTGACATATCAGTGTAAGAAGTTCATTTCCCTCGACCCCTACAATCTGTCCATTGAAAACTGTTTCCAACTCATCAAAGTTGTTGGAGTACCCAAGTCTAACCTGAACCTTTGTTCCTTCTTTTAGAAGGGTAGAGTGAAATGGGTTTTCTTTTGTCTTGTCCTGATCATGAATCTTTTCTTTCGCCCTCTTTGAGGTAAGAGATTGGTGATTGCCATTGTCTGACAAGCCAAGTTCATGTAGAACAGCACCCCTAAACTCTGGGAACTGACGGTTCGTAAGAGTTCCAGCAACATTCGTAACCTGAATAAGACAAAGGTCTGCGGCGATCTTGCGAGACCTGACAATACGAATCTCGCTGACAGAGTTGATTCCATAGAAATCATCAAAGACCTTCCACGGCTTGCCTGGCTGATCCTCTTCGATGAAGAACACCTTGAATGTAGGGTACGCCCTACGCATCGTCAGCTTCTCTTCAAGAAAGTCGTTCTTCATGTATCGTTCAAAAATTCTGGTAGAGCCCTCAAGGGTCATGTCTTGCTCAAGCAGGTCCCTTCCCTCTGGAAGAAAAGTGCCCTTGGGGACCTCGTCATAAAGAGAGTATGATCCTCCGCTCTTTGCAAACTCTTCATCAACTGCCTCGTCCCAGTTTTGAGCGTTAGGCTTTGGGCCCGACCTCGTCTGATTGGAAGTCTTCATCTCTGTGAGCGCAAGAGAGGTCGCTCCTGCATTGTTTCCAGTCAGTGGGTCATATACCTGCACACCATCAACCTTACCATCTCCCCCGGCAGATCTCTCTGGATGAATCTCCGGATCTCTTGTCAGCGTCTCACTTGCATTCCCTGCCTGCTCAACCAAGAAGTGGTTGAAGCTGTTTCTCAAAGCCTTAAGCCCTCTCTTTCTATAGGTGTCATACTTCTCCGAGGAGTGAGACCTCTTCTCTGTCGGATTTCCATGTATGACATCGGATGCATTATAAAAATAGAAGTCTGGATTCATATCTACAATCTGTCCGGTGATGGGATTTGGAGGCAGGTCAAGATCAGGATAGCAAGGCTTGGCTCCCACAACACCGCTGACATTCAGCTTCTGTAGAATTTTGTTAACCTCTCTGTCCTTTGATAACTGAAGGTTGGGCATTAAGATGTGATGAATAAAAACCTCCATCTTTCTTGTAAAAAGATCAAACTGTCCGCTCTTTCCGCGATAGATAAGCTGATTCTTTTGCTTTGGAGTGGTTGGCCAGCCTTTCAGTTGAAAGTCTGTGGTTGTCAGATGGTCTATAAAGTAGTCGCCCAAGCGATATGTCTCTGGGTAATCCTCGATCTCTTCACCAAACATGTTGAACAACTGGAGCATAGGACCGATAACAGCATCCATCCTTTCATCTCCCGTAGAGCCGGTAGCTTCAAAATGAATCTTGTCAAGGGACTCTTCTGTGTGAACTGTGGTGACTCCTCCTCTTCCGTCATCAACTGTCTTTGCTCGCAATCCAAATGCGACCGCTGTCGCCTGCGCAGTGCTCCTGACCTCGTCTTCCGTAATCGGAGTTCTTTCTCTGAAGTTTCCATCTTTTCTTATCGCTGATACGTTTCCTCTTTTCAAGATAAGACGAATCAAGCCGTTGGCGACCTCGCTTACTCCTTTAATCAGAGGCACAGAGAACTCATCGCTCTTCTTTATGCTGTTGTCCACAAAATCAAGAGTCATCATTACCGTGTCTTTCTCAGAAGGAGATGTCTCGATCTTCCAGTCTTCAAGAAGGAGCTGCTTTATGCCAACAGCATTCAACAGACTGTTATCCACTATGATCCCAAGGGTCTTATGCAGCTCTCTCAAGTTGATTGCGTAATCCGCCTGCTTCTGAATCATGTCCAGAAGATTCTTCAACTCCTCTCTGCCTTCTTCTCCGATGAAGGCGATTGCCATGGTAACTCTTGGACTGACACTTCCCATATATTGAAGCGTAGGATATCTCCATCCCAGAACAGGAAGAGCTACGATCTTGTGCATGAATCCAAAGTTCATGAATGTGATACACACACTCTCCTTGCTTTCTCCAATGTAAAAAGAGTTCCTTCTCTTAAAGACTCTTTTCTTCGTGATCTGATCCTCTATAAGATGCCAGCCTTCAGTTTCTGATCCGTTCTTCTCTATCCATGAACGATTGAGAGAGAGCTCTATTCCGCTAATTCTTCGCTCGATCTCTGCATTGATTTGGTTTCTGGACTTGCTTAACACAAGCCCCCCGCTCTTATTGGGTGTCAGATTTTCAAGAGAAAAGAAATCATATTCAGAGTTTGCGTGAGCCCAAAGACCAAGTGCGATCTTGTCTTCCTCTGTCAGGCCAGTCACCACTTTACCAAGCCAGCCGTGAGCCTCTGTCAAAGTCTTTACACTTGCCATATCATGAGCAGAACCCACACGCTTCGCTTCGTCTGTGAGCCTTGCCAACAGGACAGCTCTCTCTCTAAGAAAAATCTTCTTCTCGATATTGGGAGTTGTTGTCTCTCTAAACCTGTCAGGTCTCTTGGGTGTTAGCTCTCCAGCCCTGTCCCCACGCACTATGGAGTCTGCAAGGGCAGGGTCCTTGAAATCACTTCTTACACGGGCGACCACATCAGCGATTCTCTTATTGACACTGTCAGGTATCCTTGTCGGATTCAAGTCGTATTCGTCTGCTCCGACGTGATACGCCTGAAGAGCGTTTGTCCAGTTGCCATACCTGGCAGAGAGGTCAGCCAGATACGAGAAAGCCGCTTCCAGATTGATTCGAGGATCAAGCACGTCTTCCTGTGCACCCAGTCCGAGGGACAAGAGGGCGCTTGGGGAAAGCTGTACCAAGCCAGCCTGTCCCTCGTCTCCAATCTTGTCTGGATTGAAATTCGACTCTACACTTACCAGAGCAAGAGCGAGAGACCTTGGAATGTTATTACCATCGGCCACCTCAATGATATCTTTATAGATTGCAGGAGGCGCCTTCTCCTTCACCTCTCCACTTGTGTTCAGCTCTGCTGACAAGGACGCCTCTTCTGGCCCTGCGTAGTTCCAGTGCCAAGGCTCTGCATCATATGGAACGAACGAGAACCTATCAGCATTCCTCTTTAACCAGCCATATACCCTGTCTCCTCTAAGCTGACCGACATTATGTCTTGACAGGTACTTTCTTCTTCCTGCCTTGTTCTCAACAAAGGACATGTTGGTCCACTTTAGATCAAGCGCGGTAGCGTCTTGGTGCTTGGAGCCTGGAGCGATTGATCCATCAGGCATCTCAAGACCACGAGGTGGAGCAACCCACTTCCTTGCCTTCCTCCAGTTGCCATCATGGTCTGCCAGGGACTTCTTCCAAAGATAAGTCTGTGACGACTGAGACCTCCATGCGGAGGCTACCCAGATATCCTCTCCTATCTCTTGGTTACATGCGGCACGCATTCGTTCAAACGAAGTAAAAGTTCCCATGGAAGCCTTTCTCCATCTTCCTTTAGACTTGAACCTATGAAGATTGCCCTCTCTTGATTCCTGTGCTCTCAAGGCATTGACCTTTGAGTTCCCTCCACTCTTATATGTAGACTCTTTCGATGGATGACTGAACTCGTAGTTCGTAAACTCCTTGATGAATCTGAATGCAGATGGAGGTGGTGTGGTGGGTACGTTGACTTCCCAAAAGGAGAAGGCCGTATCCGCTCCGAAGTCCATGGTTCTGCGAGTTGGCTCCTTGATGATATCGATATCGTCTCTCTCATAGGATCTGACACGCATGAGATCTTCACGAAAATGCAACATTGCCGCGCCGGAGCGATTGAATCTTGTGGTTGGGTACTCGGCTGTCGAGTTGTAGATACGTCCCGGAGAGCCCTTCAATGTTCTATAACCAAGATCCCCCTTTGCCTTATAGATTGCCCTCTCTCTGTCCACCCCTTGGTTTGTCCAGGATGTTCTGTACTTGAAGTTTGGAGTAAATGGTTTGTAGTTGAACCAGAGGAAGCGGAGCAGAACGTTCAGTGTTCCTGGCAGTCCCTGCATAGTCGTCACATTGATCCCTACAAGCGCAGCGCCGATAGGCTCGCCGTCATCTACAGGAAGAGATCTTCTAAGCAGCTCGTTCTCAACCTCACAGAAAGGGGTCTTTTTGAACTCTTGAATGAGAGGGAGGAAGCTACGATTGATGACCTCTGAGAGAGAGAACCCTCGAAGAGTGTCTTGTGTTATGACAAGGTTTACTGTGAATGAAAGCGTGCCACGACCAGACCTGGCTTTCATGGAGGTGTTTGTTCTAAGTGTGTCCCACTTATAGTTTACATCGTGACCCTCAATGCTAATTGCTGTCGGAGGACAGAAGAAGATAAGGTCATTGATTCGAAAGTGACCTTCGCCAAGAGTCGCTCCTACGCCATCTTTTCCTGTATTGTATGGATGATCTACAAGCTTTCTGTCTAATCGTCCTGTTGCAGCGGCCGTACTGGGAGCATTGAAGTCCTCAACCTCAGAGTCGTCAAACTCAACGCTGGAAACACTGTAGTCAGGAGGAGCGTTCAGATCGATTACTTCAATCTGTCCAAAGGTCTTGTCTCCAGGTACGCCATCTCTAAAAGCCATTAATTAAATCCCCATTCTCTTCATGATGTAATCCTCATCTACGTGTGACCTGTGATCATTCATTGTAACGTTTGTTGATGTGCCTGGGCCAAGAAGGGCGCCAAGGTTACGACCTACATTGTAATTGGCAAGTCTCTTTTGAGCAACAGCATTGACCTGAACTTCTCTTCCCGGTGTAACTCTGGCAGTCTGAGGCCCTGGCGCAGGAGTGCTTGGTTGCCCTCCTGTCGGTGAGGTCATTCTTCTTGCCTCGTCCTGAGAATCCATCCTGGCATTCAAGTGTCCTGGGTCGCCAAGTGCCATGCTTGTAACAAGACCTGCACCTATCCCGATCGCCCCCCACTTCGCATGGGGTTTGAAGTGACTGACCAACTGGCCAAGGTTTGTCTTGACACTTCTTGCTGCCATGGCCAATCCACTCTTGACCTTGCCCCCCGCAGCCTCTTGAATGTACTGAGCGGCAGGGTGCATGTTACCAGTCCTTCTCAGCTCATCCGACAACTTGAAGAGGTCCTCTACGGAAGCGTTCTTCTTTGAGAACAGCTTCATTGTTCTGAGCTCTGGATTGTCTACCTGGAATCGACTGGTGGCAGCAAGTATATCATCAGCAACAGACAACATGTCCTCCAAGGCCTTGTCTCCTGTTGGTGTTCCGTCTGAGGGCATCAGGTTCGTAACGATGTCCTTGAACTCTTGTAATCTTCCCACGTCTCCTCTTCTTAAGATATCCACTGCTCTTGAGGCAGACTTTGCGCCGCTTGCAATCTCTTTGTCTCCAACGTACTTTGCCTTGATGATACGCTCTGTCAGGTTGTGAAGAAGAGAGCCTGCCTTCCTGATGTTCTTAGGGCTTGTCGTCTCTCCTGCATATGCTCTGAGAGCGATGTTGGATACATTGGAGATGTTACCTACCATCTGCTTCTCAAGGAAGGCCTCTGTATAGCGAGCCGCCATTCTCTTTTGGAATCCGGAAGAGCCGGGTGTGAATACCTCGGCAGTATTATACACGGCCTTGGAGCTCTTCTTCAGAGACTCTTGAATTGTCATTTGAGTCTTTTGATATTCATGTTGAGCTATGGACATGTTCGTTGCGCGACGGATCGTTGGTGCATCCGTGAAGCCGTGCTCAGCCAATGTGGTCTGTACAAGGCTGCCTACCTCTTCAACCGTAGATGTCCTTGCTGCGATAGACCCTTCTGTAACAGAGTGGGCGAGCGCATAGGCCTTCTTCTTATTTGGATCGAGCGCATGAAGATAGACCTGGTCAGCATCGAAGTCGCCACCAAGAGCAGCAAGGAAGTGCTCGTCTGCAAAGACCTGTGCTCTGCTGACTCTGCTCGCGCTGTTCCTGACCTCTGTGGATACAGAGTGGTCATCCATGATCCTTTCGGCGCTGGCGAACCTGGTCACCGCTGCACGATACAGGCCTTCGATAGGTTGACGATGTATCGTCCCGTAGATATGTCCTTTAAGAACTCTGCCTGCGCTTCCTCCCTTCTTGAAGGCTGCACTCTCTTCTTTCGACAGGTTGAAGAACTTATGAGCGGTCTCGTTCTTTAGAACGAACGCATTTGGCATACTCTTCTTTCCGATTGGAACGTTCTCGACAGGTCCGGTCCCAGGAACGAAACCTCTTAAGTCGCCCCCTGCGATTCCCTCAAGGCTAGACTGAAGCTGAAGCTGAACAGAGTTCTCCAGAGGACCTGCGAAGGCATGCTTACCTGCCATCCTCTTTCCCATCGTCGCATCTCTGACAGAGCCAAAGTATTCACCTAGGTCTTGAGCAACGCCCTCTGCATAATCACCTGGGTCAGGCCCAAGTCCGGCGGCACCGCTCAAGACCCTATTCAAAGAAGCATCCATGCTCTTTAGCACTGTCTTCTCTGCGTCTGTGGCATAGGCTCCGACATGACCTGACTGATGCATGCCAGGCCTGAGGTAACGAACACCTCGAGTCTTGTCTCCTACTCCTGTAGGAACCTCGAACGTGGAACCAAGATCGATGGCGAACTCTTCTCCTGCCACGCCAAGTTGTTCTAGAGCTCCGCGTCTCACAGAGGGATCTGCTGAGAAGAACCTCTCACGAACAGAGCCGGTAAGCTCATCAACATGAACGACATTGTCTGGGCGCTGCGTTCCAGACATGGACATGATCTTCATGTTGTCTGCAAGGCTCTCTGCCTTCCCGCTTGTGCCCTCAAGGATAGACTCTGCAACCTCGCCCATTCCTTGCATCCTGAACGCATTGATCACTCTCTCATCTGCTGAGCCTCGAGTAAACGCACCAAGCATCTCGGGAGTACCCTGCGCTGCAGCCTGAACATTCCATACACCAACCTCACCGTATCTCTTTCCCATGCCCTCCCATGCGCGAGATGAAACATTCGCATTCGTGCTCATCAAAGCATCAAGTGTTGTTCCAGCCTGTCGTGCATCGATGATCCCCAAATCTGTGCCTGCACGAAGGAGCGCATTTCGTACCTTGATTGGATCTGATCCCTCGTTTCGAATCATCTGCCCAGCGACACCGTACTTGTCAGTCTTTGTAAAGAGGGGATCTCCCATGCGCTTTCCGTAGAGAGTCTCCTCAGCCAATGCCATTGCGCTCTGCCACTGAGTCTTTGTCATCTGGCCCTGCGGGCCTTGCTGCATACGCATGCTGATCTCGTTACCAAGAGCAAACGACCACTCGTCGAAGTTCGCTCCTCCGATAGCCTTTGCGCCCTCTGTGGTAAGGAAGCTTGAACCAGCGACTCTTCTCATGTACTCACGACCCTGCGTCCGGCTTCTGAAGGTATACCCACCAGTGAGTCTCCGCTTGAACAACTTGTTGGACATGCCCTGAATAGAGATGACCGCCTCGTTGCCTTGTCTGATCTGTGATGTCGCCATCGCTTCTGAAAGAGCGAGCGCCATGGCAGATCTCCTCTGGAACTCCCTGTGCCTCATGAATCCCTTGACGGTCTTCTTCGAGTACTTGGTTCCTTGGAACTTCATTCCAACATCTACATTGTGAATCTCACTTCCACCAAGCTGCAACGACACAGGGCCTACCTCACCAGAAGGCAGTGTCCCCTGTACGAACTTGACGTTCTCCACTCGTTGCACTCCACCGTATCTAGAGCCTTCGATAAACTCTGATCCTGAAGAGAAGCCAAGAAGCTCTCCCTGGCGGAGTGTAAACATGTCAGTAAGCTGAGCCTCGTTCGGAGCCTGCTTGATATACTCCCACAAAGTATTGTTTGCGACAGCCTGTGACAACTCGGCATCTGTTCGCATCATTGCCATTATCCTTGATGTCTTTTCACCGACCTGTGGATGAGTGAGGTCAATAGAGTGAGAGAATGCCTTCTCAAACTCAGCACTTCTCATTCTATTGGAACCCAAGAACTCCTCGGCCCCAATCCTTGAGACATCAGAGCCAAGTCCCTCCATCCCCGCGATATGACCCCAAGCGTCTTGGGATACAGACACGACTCTCAAGGCCATCTCTGGGTCTTTCAGCTCCTGGCCGATCGCCGCTCTTCCAATAGAGGAAGCGTAAGCAGATAGATTCAAACCTGCTGGCCCTTTCCTAAGCCTAAGCTCTCTTGCGAGCTGGTCTGGTCGTGCTTGAGAATACGCACCCGTGAACGAAAACCTGTTCCAGTTGGCATCTGGATTGAGGAAGACGTTCTTCTCAATCGCCTGAGGAGACGAGATGACATCCTTGCCCCATCTGGAGAAGCCTTCAACATAGGCTCTCTGGTTCCATTCGAGACCCCTCTCCGCCAACAGGCCGGTCTCTACCACCTTGACCTCACTTCGAACCCTGTGTCCTCGGAACCCATGAGCAAGGTCATCGACGGTTCTGTTACCAAGGTCATTGGACTCGAAGATCACTTCGTTCAAGATCTCTCTCTTTAGAGCCTCTGCGCTATGATAGTTCTGCCTGCTTGTACCACCCTGCAAGCGCCCATACTCCTCTCTCATCTTTTCCATCATGTAGACATCCAAATGCTTTGTCATGCCAGGTGGAGGAGTAAGAGGAATCGGTTTCATGCTGTCCTTGATTGTTGCTAGGAATGGCATTACCTCCCCTGCTCTCTGAACCATCCTTGGAGTGACAACCTGGCTGCCATGCTTGCCCAAGAACATGGTAGCCCCTTTGTCGCTGCCTCCCATGAATACTGTAAGAGGAAGTTCGATCAAAGACTTGTTGGTTCTGAATCGAATGGATGAGGCCATGTTGTGTTGGGCGTGCTTGCCAAGAGAAACCGTTGTTCCCTTTCCCATGGTCTCTGCCAAAGCGTTGATAGCTGTAGCCAAATCTGCTCTTCCAGAAAGACCTTGCTTGGCCAATACGTCTGCCGTGATCTTCTTTCCTTTGTTGATACGTGTCCATTTTGCTGCGCTTGACTTATGAAGACCAGGAATCTGAGCTATGCCCTTGTTCGATTCAAGTGTCGCTCCTGAGGCTGTCAGGCGATTCATGTATGAGGAGACTGTGCCCGAGAACTCAGGTCTGCTTTCTAAATACTTACCCAAGGACTTGACGTCTTCAAACTTTCCTATGTCTGTCGCACCACCGAACTTACGAGAGGCGAGAGACCAGGCAGCGCGAGCGCGCGACCTGCCGGTCCACCACCGCTCCGAGATCTTGGCACCGCTCGGTGCAAAAAGTTCCCCCGCTAGAACCGCAGCTTCGCTTGCTCCCATGACGGGACCAGGACGTCGTCTGTGAAATGCGGAAAGTCCACCAAAAAGACTCATGGTATCTTTCGCCTTTCTCCATGGAGCAGCGAAAGCATTGTAATCCATCGTACTGAACCCGGCATAGCCCATGTAACCAAAGCCAGACAGCGCCATGCCAGGAGCCAGATAGTCAGAGACAAAGTCTCGTTGTGTATCGTATTTCATTTAGAGTAGACCCATCCTGTTCATATACCTTTCAATCTCTTCCGTATTGTCTTGATCAACGCTTACACTCGCTCTGTCATATGGCGAAGGGTTTGAACTGACATCAATATTAACATGTCCGCTAGCACTGAGCATCTTAAAGATTTGACCCTCTGCGTCTGAGGATCCTGCATTTCTCATCTCATCCACGGCATCATCTATGTAAGGCTTCCTTGCCAGGTCTCTTACCTGTGTCTCCCACAGACCAAAGTCGTGAAAGTCCTTTCCCTCCTCCATGACAAACTTCAGCTTTATGTCCTCTAGATCTACGTCTGGTCTCCAACCTACCCAGTCACCCCCAGGAAGTCCCTTCTCCGAGAAGTGCTTCTGAGCCTCTTTCATTCTCAGGAAGTCAGAGAACTGGTTACCTGCCCACTGGTCATCCGCCTTCGCTCTTTCATATTCGTCCCAGTTTTCCTCTGTAGCCTCTCTTCCTTCTGTCGATCTCATGAACTCGATGTGGTCCATCAAGCCCTTCTGGCCATCTGTGATGTTTCGTTGGGAAACAATTTGGGCCATCAACTGCTTCTGATACTGAGCTTCAAGGATACCCTTGCTCTGCTCGTCTACCAGAGACATGGCCTTCTTCTGCTCTCTTGGTGTGGACAGGTCGAACATGGCACGGATATATTCTCTGTCTCTTTTATCCAAGACCTTCTCAACAGACGATCTCTTTCCGTATGGGTCTGCTCCAAACTTTGTAGACTCTGCACGCCGACCTGAGTGAGCAGCAGCCCTTCCTTGTCCTGTCTGTCTGAACTGTCCTTCAAGATTTCTCTGCTTTACATACTCAAGCATATCGAAGTGCTTTTGAATATCTCTTCGTTCCTGCTCCATTCCTGGGATGGCATTGATACCAAAGAGTCTTCCAGCTGAGTGCACCGCTGGACTGATGAAGTGTTCTATAGGACGGAACCATGAGGGATAATCTGTACTATATACACGCTCTCCAGCGTACGCAGTATTGACATCTGTCCCGCCAGAAAACTTGTGAACAGGAGAGAAGGGAATGATCTGTTCCATGGGGTTGGCCCTGCCAACTCTTACCATCGCTCCCCAAAGACTGCCCATGATGCCTTGACCCTCTCTGTCTGTAAACTGCCTACCCTCCTCCTTCTCTCTGATCTGTCTAAGGGTCTCACCGACCATCTGCTCTTGTTCTTCTGTAAGCGAACCACGGCCGATCGCCCCACCGATCTTAGACCTCACGTCTCTGAACTCCTTGCTATAAGGAGCGACATCTGCAAGGATCTTGAACTTGTATGCCAGAGGATAATCTTCCATATCCGTGCCCTTCAATTCAGCATACCTATGCTCAAAGCCTGGGCCAGGTAATCTTAGCTCACCCTCTGGCACCTTTGTATAAGGATCACCTGTCTGGAAGTTGATATAGTGACCAGAGCCTGGCATCCATGAAGGCATGGTGTTCGGAAGAGGGTTCATCTCCTCTATCTGGAAACGTTTGGATGGATTGAAACGACGGTAGGCTTCAGAGGCAGTACCTGCACCACCAAGGTTCAGATCCCAGTACTCCCTCCTTACAGATGTTATATCTGCAGCACTCTGTAAGAGTGGCCTCTCATCAAAGATGTCAGCACTACCAGTGAACTCTTTCTTCACTGCTCCAAACATGAATCCAGGCAGACCAATGGCCTCTTGGATCCTATAAGCTAATTCTCCTGCCTGAGATCTTAGAGAGTATGGAGAGTCGGGAGCAGGACCACCTGTGCCACCGAGGGCCATAGAGGGGTCTGAGCCGCCCGTTGAGGGCGTTGCAAAGGTTCCCTTGCCCTCGTACCCCCCTGGAGCCAACTCGTCCGTGTGCATGAGCCTAGGGGGCTTAAAGATCTTTCCCAATGTTGCGGCATAGATTGTGCCCAAAGGACCAAACCCGGCGTCATCGGGACCGGTGATGGCGTAAGGCCTGTCATGGTAATGCTTCTTCTCAAGGTAATATGGGTCAGCAATGAGATTGGCCAGCTTGGAAAGAGGACTGTTGGCCAGGTTGTCTCCATAGATACCGTGCTCTCGAGCGTCGATCATGGAACGAGCATATGCATTCGGGCGGTGATACATCGTATTGGTTCCTTCGTATGGGGTCCTACCCATCTCCCAGAACCTACCCTTCTTTATAGCGACCTCTCTTTGGCCACTGTACTCTGCTCGAAGTTGATCTACTCTCTTTTCGGAACCCAGTGCGCCTGGAAGGAAGGGCATGACCATCGCCGCTGCTCCGACCGCTGCCATGATTCCCCACTGCCTTCCTCTTGTGACCTTCTTTCCACCTACAAGTCTGCTAAGTGAACCAGGAAGAGAGTGCTCCTTTTGGCGGACAGATCTCCATGCCCAATCCTTTGCAACACCTCTGTCATAGATTGAACCGAGCATACTTCCTGTGAGATATGCCGACATCGGGAATGCGGCCAAGCCCATATAGCTTGTACTGCCAGGAGCTTTCTCCCTCTGCCATTCACCTAGTCTTGTCAGACCTGTGATCTCAGAAGCTCTGGCGTACATCATGTGAGCACTGGCATGAGCAGCGTGACCTAGTTGTCCAGGTGTCTTGTTGAGCAAGGCGTTGGTGAACATGCCGACACCGTAATAGGCACCGTAGAGACCGGCGACAAGAGGAACGGCTCTCTTCACATGTCGACCCCAGAGCTGGCCAAGGCCAGCGCCTTCCATCGCTCCTGCCCCACCTACACCAAATCTGTTCTTTAAAGTCTTCTCATAGATCTGATAGCTTGTGCTGTCCTTTGATCTTTGCAAGAGGTCATTGATAGTTCCCTGTGAACCTCTCATGAAGTCATGAATGACCTCAATCGGATCGTCCAACAGGCGGAAGTATCTACTTGAAAGCTCAGTGGCTACGGCATGCAGGTTGCGACCCCATGCCTGTCTTCTGTTCTTTCCTCCTGTGATCAACCAAGGAGACTCATGCACCACACCCTGTTGAGCTTGGCCCTTGCTTACGTGTGCGGCGGGTACGTTGCGTACACCGTGAATTCTTTGTCTTGTCGCTGCCAGTCTTGATCTGTGATGTGTGATCGGGTCTGTGCCAGGAGGCGCCCAATACCTTGACATCGCTCTGGCGCGTGCCATGATAGGACCTTCCTTTGCGCCGGTGACCTCAGGCTTTGCGGCGAACAGACCAACCTCTGTGGTTGCCTGTCCGAACATGCCTGTAGTCTTATACTCTTTAAGCTCCAGCCCATAGGCGAGCTCATTTGTGGTAAGGCCGAAGAACTCCTTGCCCGCTGCATCAACTCTCTTGCCTATCTCCTTTTCAAGATAAGGTTGGAATGTTTTTACATAGTGGGGGTCGAGAGCCAGACGGACTCCCTCTTTGCCAGTGGGCCCTGTAAGGTGGGTGCTGCCTAGTGCGTAGAGATCAAATGTTCTTGGGATTCCCCATAGCTGCTCCTCGCTCCACTTGAGAGCGTTGAGCATGACATCGGATCCCCTGACCCTTCCTGGGGCCCGCCCTGCCATCTTCGACCAGTCTTGTGGTTGAAAGTAACGTGCGTCCTTTCCCTTGCCGACATATCTACCCCTAAGAGGCTCATGCAGATAGGACAGCTTGGTCGGGTCCATGGAGATATCCATTCGTGAAGCGCCTATGACGCCTGCCCCAAACAGACCTGCGCCTGCGACCCTACCCCAGTTGGTGGAACGATAGCCGAAGGAGTTATCTTCTGTTGTGACGAATGGTCTCTTTAGCATTAAGCGCCTCGTTGTGCGTGAAATTTCTTCCTAAGGTCAAGAGCTGCAGACTTCCGATCTTCAAGAGCGGACCCGTCGCCCTCTCTCTGTCGGAACTTGTTCAGCTCTTTCGAATCCTTATCAAAGTCCACGCCTTGTTCAACTGGCGCCTCCTCGGTTTCAACTTGGATAAGAGCACCTAGCATTACCTCTGCCATGGCAACACGCCTCAGGAACTCTTGGAAGTCTAGTTTCTCAACCTCTTCTGGAGTATACCTGAATGCCTTGCAAACAAGAAGTACCATCTGCTCATCAAGTGTATTGATCTCTGCTCGCCAGGTGGCGAGTTGACCCAGAGCCTGCATCGGATTGATCACTCCCGATACAGATATGACCTGATAGGCGACGGTTGTAACGATGCCGCCAAGGTCTGTGCTATCTGGTATAGAAGAGTCAAGGACACAATCCTCAAAGATCTGTTCCTCTATTTCAGGAACCATCTCCGGGGATTGCCAAGCAAGATCTCTATATGCTCTATATTCTCTTTGGCTCAGAGGTCTCCATACCACAGTCCCTGATTGAAAGTCTGTTGCATATAAAGACCTGTGTTCCTTCTTAGCCTGAAAGACATCCATACATTATGCCCATTGGCAGTCGGAGTATTTGGGGCTCTGAGACTTTACTCGATAGCGAACTAGACCGTCACTGACAGAATGAGCTTTAGCAGCTGCCTTGGTAGTCTCAAAAGTCTCAGAGCCAATCCTGACCGACTTCCTGTTTCTAGATGGTCGTCCAAGAGCAGCAGCGCTCATCTTCTTTCTAGTTTCATCAGAATGTGAGCGGCCCAACCAGACCTGGTTACCCTTGTTAGCTTTGGACACTGCACGCCTTTGCTCTTCAGAACATGGGACTCCTTTGTTCCATGGAACTCTTCCTTTAGCTGCTTTAGACATTCGTCTCTTAGACTCTTCTGTATGCTTCGTTCCCAATGGGGAATCTGCAGTCGGACTCAAATTATACAGCTTGCTCCAATCATGAGCATCGATCGCTCTCTGCTCATAGAAGATCAGACTCTTTAGATCACAAAAAAACAAGACCTTGAAGTCAAGCTTCTCTTCTCCATACTTATTAAAAGCATTTTGAAGATGAGCATTATAATGTTTGTTGTGTCTAAGATCTGGCAGGTGGTGATAGAACCTACGGTAGAGATCTACGGCACTTCCGATGTACTGTTTGTCTTTTCCAAAGGTTAAGCTGTAGATCCCACTCTTAGATCTTAAGTCCTTGAGTAACATTCTAACACCCCTTATATTTTTCTCGTGAGCCGCATGGCCAAACTGTGCGGGATAAAATTACTAGCCTCTAGAATCAGGTTTGCCAAAGCATCCATGGTTCCTGCCTTTGAGAATGTCAGTTGGTTCTGATCAATCTGTGGCCAGAGAACACACTTCTTTGCAATCTCTTCGATGAACAGTGCGTTTCTTCCCTCATCTGCATTCGCAGCTGCGTTCTGAGTCTTCGCCATTGCCAGACCGGCTGTCGCCACCATGGACATTACGTTCTTGTATTCCAATCTCTTGATGGTTCTCCAGATGAATACCTCATCGTCTGTCAGCAAGGTGACGAACACGTCTCCATGACGCTGTCTCCAAAGCTCGATCTCTCCATTGGAGGGAGCGCCTTCGAAGTTCGTTTGGATATAATCAAGTGGATCAATCTCTTCTTCTGCAGCCTCATCCTCTTCAGCCTTCTGTTGTCTGAATGCTTGATGAGCAGAGGGTCCTGCTGGACCACCGACCGCTGGAAGCGGCGGAGTCTCAAGGACCTCCTCTTCTGAGAACTCGGGAGCCCAAGCCGTAATGGGCTCTGGATTGGAGGGCAAGCCTCCCGCTCTCTTCTTCTCTTCCTTTACTTCTTCTTGTACTGATGTAGTAGTCATACTTTTCCTCTTTAGTTTCGGGGTCTTCCCTTGGGCTGCCTTCCAGCCTTTGAATGCTTCTGTCTCGTATAGATTTCCATCGGACTGTGCTTCCAAGGGAAGGATGGATTGGGTTCCAGGACCTGACAGCTCGCGGTCGCAGTCGCAGGGCTCAGGTGAGCACTGAGGACATTTGCCTACGGCTCCACTGATGGCTCCTGCCATCTTTCTTGATTCCATGACAGCGCTCTCTGCATCAATCTCAGATGCAAGGGCTGTGTCTGTCATCGTTTTATTGACTGACTGCTTAGATATCTCCGCTCTTTCTACCAAGTCCTTTAGTCCCTCAGGGTTGAGTGACATATAGTGTTCTCCTTTTTATTGTAAATACTCAATCATACTACCTAAAGTACTAATTGATTCCTTGGCAAGACCAAGTGCGGTGTTGCAGTTATTGCATAACAACCCACGGATCTCACCGGTTTCGTGATCATGGTCAACACAAGGTTTGATCTCTTCAAAAGAGACTCTACAAATCTTACACTTACCATCCTGACCTATCTCAATCTCGAGATATTCCTCTTTGGTCAGGCCATACTTCATTTTAATTCTATACCATCGTTCTCTTTTAAGCCTTCTTGGCTTAACGTCTGGATGGTGGCGCCAATCATTAGCAAATGTCTTCTTGCATGTCTTACACCAAGGGCCCAACTCGCCCGCATGATTCTTTTTCTTAAAAAAATCCTTCAGTGGCTTTGTCATTTCACATTTACTACAAAACTTACCCTCTGGTCTAGAGACACAAAATGAACAGTATAATTTTTTACTTCCGTCTGGATTCTCTCTAGGGATTACTTCTTTCTTCTTCCATAGATCACCCTCGCAAACAGCACAGATTTTTTGGGTAGCATAGAGTTCTCTGAACTCGTCCAAAGAGACACAGGGATTCTCTATCCTTGAATAGCGCTGCCGAAGCAGATTGCTCTTCCTTGCCCCTTCATTCGTTCTGTATCTTTCTCTTTTGTATGCAAGAACACACTCCTTACATTGGGACATGCGTCCTGACGGACGAGCTCTCCTTCGAGAGAAGTCTTCAATTGATTTTTCAGTACCGCATTTGGTACATAGTTTAGTTCCCATCTGATATGGATATCATATCGTGGAGCACTCTGTCAATTAGATCACGTCACGGGCCAAAAAGCTGTAATGTTCTATGATCGGCTGACCATCGATACCATATTCCATTCTACTTCCTGTAAGCTCAACCTCTTGTATCCTCTTTACTGTAAAGTTGGCTTCTGGATCATCAGGATTACCGAAAACAAGAAAAATGTCAAAGGCAGGGAACTCGTCCGGCGCTGTCTTCTTTGCAACATCGCTAAGTTTCGCAGTGATGGTGCTTCCCTCACCCGTTCCCCACACAACCTTCTCAAAGTCTTCCGCCAAGAGCTCGAACTCTCGGTCGTCCAATTGATTGATCTTATTAATATAAGACTGTCCTGTATGATCGCCAGGGTTACGTAGACCAATCTGTGGATTTCTTCGTACGTGAAGTACGTTCTCGATGGTCTGTGCTCTAGCTTCTAGGTCTCTTGATTTTGTTGCGTTGAGAGTACCAGGTCTACCGGTAGCTCTATCGTGTCTTGATTGTAGGTAGGCTTGAATGACAAACAGATACCCTGCGTCTTTGAAGTTGACGCCGAAGGAGCCTGTTACAGAGATGGGTCCTTGTGCCACAGTGCAGTACTTTCTTCCTGAGTATCCATAGATTGGGATCTTTGCGGCGCTACGGTTGAACCCGACATAGGCGCACTCATCAATGAGCACCTCCTGGAAGTAGACAGAAGCCTGAGAACCACAGTAGTAGTCGAACTGCTCTTTCTTATTGGGCCATGGTGGCTCAATGGTGTGACCAGAAGAAATGAGTTCCGCTCGCTTGGCTGGGGAAAGCAGAGCAAGCTGCTGGTCCTGCTTCTTCTCTGCGCTCGTCTTCTTTAGGGGTGCTTCAGGAGAGACTACCTGTGGTGTCCCGACTGGTGGCTTTGCTCTATCTGCCATTATCTAAACGAGTTCCTTACCCTTCGTAGGGTCTTAAGAGTATCACCAAGATCGTCTTGCTTGCTTCTGAGTATGCTGTCGAATGTGATTTGGTTCGGTGCGTCCTTGGCGAGCCCGCCATCTCTACGAAGAGACTCGTCATCAGTCGAGTGCATAAAGACCATGTTCCTTGCTGTGTACTGAACGGTCTGTTCTGTAAGGATATCCTCGATAGACATGACCTGCCCCTCTGAGTGGAGCTCACATCCGAGGATGGACATACGTGAGCCGAAGCCATACTCGTTCATGAAGTTGACGGTTACGTCGAAGGGAGGGAGTTGGTCCATCATGGCATAGCGGAGGTTGGATCCTGTATGAGGAGCCGCTCTATCCATGTCACCTTTGTGTACTCTGAGGATCTCTGCCAAGGCAGACTCCTCGAAGACAGTAAAGATCATGGTGCCTGCGATAGTACGTGGGCCTCGAGTGACGCCCTTGTCATAGACCGTACCGAGAGCACGGACCTGCCGCTTGTCTCTGAAGGAGGATACGGATAGGGATTGGAGTGTGGCGATCTCTTTGAGCCTGCCACCTGCCACATGGACGACCGCCCTGATATCTACTCCTGAGTAAGAGGTGTGTCTAAGACCAAGCTTCTTGAATGCTTCAAGATTATTTATGGCATTCGGATTTGTGCTATTAAGAAGTTCTAGGTCTTGCTTTGTCAGGTCCCTGCCTCTAAATAGAATCTGCTGCCGTGCAGTAAGAGGGGGATTGAACATATTAAAGGTGGCCATGTGTACTCCAAAAAATAAAGGCACCCACGATGAACGCGAGTGCCTCTATCTTAATCCCATCCCGAATTTGGATCAAGTCTTACTTAATGACCGCTCCGCCTCTGATACCTACGCGAGGATCAAAGTCGATCTTCTGCCAAGGAATCAGCGTACGGCATACATAAGTCATCTGCTGCTCGATGACAATGTCATCGATTGAGAATCCAGAGCCCTCATTGAGAATCTCCAGTCCTAGGATAGCCATCTTGGCAGATGCTCCATACTCGTTGTTAGCTGCGAGTGTCACATCGAATGGAGGAATCTGGTCCGAGAACCATGGGTTCGTCGGGGTCTGGTCTCCATTGGAGGTCTGAATGGCAGACTCCTGATCTGCGAATGGTGCCTGAATGTTGTTGCTAGACAAGTCCGATACCGCTCCAACGCCTGGAGCGATGTTTGTACCTTCTCCGAAGTCACCTCGAAGATCATCGTTGTCAGCCATGAACTTCGCGTTCATTCCCTTCGGTCCCATCAGATCGATAAGCCCATGCCTATCAAAGACAATGAAGATCAATGTGCCTGCGATGCCACGCTTCGCTCTTGAGAACGAACGTGGGTCTGCACTTCCCATTGTATAGATAGGGGCTTTTTCCCTGGTGATGCTATAGCTGATTGCCTGTAGGTCCGCTACGGGCTTGTTGCCGAAAACCGCCTTGATATCAACTCCTGAAAAGGAATTGTATGCTCGGTTATATTGTGCGATTGCTGGTGATGCCATTTACTTAATCTCCATTACTCTGCGGCCAGAGAGATCAGAACGTTGATCTTTCTTAGCTCGAATGCTGGTACTAGGACTAATTCGATAGTCGCCTGTCCCAGAATCTGCTGAGTCGGCGTCGCTGAGACGGCCGTTTCATATCTTCTGAGCATTCCAAGCTTCTGCAACTCGGAAAGTCTCTTATCAATCGCAGTCTTAAGGGCTGCCCTTACAGCTGCGGTATGCGCTTCACCGATGAACGGCTCTGCTACATTTCTAACCTCGTCAACTGCTGCGTTGACGATTCTGATGGTTGTCAGTCTAGCATAGTCAGAGGTGGCTAGGGAAGCGGTCGGAGCGTCGTCCACCGTTGTTCCCTTGTCTCTGACATCGAACCAGACCAGCCTATTGCCAGCCAAAGAGTTCCTGTCGTTCTTCTTCAGCCTGATTGGCATCCTGACACCTCGTCCAAGAATCTTGTTCGTTGGTGCTGAGTGAGGATCTAGCTTCGAGACCCTACCACCGTAGACCGGTGCTCCAGAAGCGACATAGCCGAATCCGGTTGCGTCGAAGGTGTTGATGAAGTTAGGCCATGCAGCTACTACACTGAGAGACCTTCCGATATCAACACTGTTTCCGTTCGTGTCAACAATGATGTCGACGCTATCTGGGTAGTTGGCCAGGTCATCTCCTGTAACTGCAAACATACCTCTTGTCCAGCCAGTCTGACCTGAGAGATACTTGTTACCTAGAAGACCGGTGCCGTTTGTAGCGACCGCTCCTGTTGCATCCAAGACCGGAGCAGTTCCGATCCAAAGATCGATATCCTGCTTTCTCTTGGAGTCCCAGACGTTCACTCCGATGACGCCAAGGGTGTTGTTGTCATTGGTGCTCAGCTGGTAGCAGAAGTTTGCTAGCTGGTAACCGAAGTTGACCTCAGCATAGAGATCTCCGTCAACGTCCAGCTTGTCTGCTTCGTGATGCCACTCATAGAGCCACTCTCCATTCAGCTTGTACTGACGGAAGTATCTTAGGTGATCAGAAGCGAGAGGCTGTGTGCCGAAGGCACCATTTCCAATCAACTCCCAATCCAAGTTGGACTGAGTGAGAGTCAGAAGTGGCCTGTCCAGAGTAAGCGCGGTGTCCAGAGAAAGACCGTTGAGGTCTCCTGCTGCGATCACCTTTGCTGATCTGCGAACATCGACTCCACCCTCCTGGAAGGTCGCCTCTGTGATAACCAGAGTCGCCTGGTTAGGTCCTGCAATTCCCAAAGTGGCCTGGAAGGATCCAGTTGCAGCACGGAAGACCAAGAGTCTACCGAATGCGTCTGCGTCAGAGTTGGGGGTCGCAAGGAACTGTCCGTCTGCGCCTGTGGCCAAGCTTCTTACGAGGCTGGCATCATCACCGATGTTCAGGTCGTCTAGGTAGACGTCCATTGGAACACAGATGTCGATAGGTGCGGTTTCAAGGTTGCGGTATGCCTCCTGAAGGAGCTCGAAGAGCTTCTCCTTGTCCGGAGCCAGTCCGTCTGCTCCTGGCTGTAACGCTGCAGAGGTTGTAATACCACGACCGGTTGTCGTGTCTGCTGCCAAGAAGCTGGTAGATGCATGTCCATCGTTTGCGAACTGGCAAACGCTCATCGTCTCGCCAACACTTCTGCTGACGATTCTGTACATCCTTAGCTTACGGAAGATCACTGTACGTGCTACTGGGATGTCACCGAGCTCGACCTGCCAGATGTTAGAGAACTTTGCGGTTCCACTAACAAGGCCTGCCTCGTCTGCGACTGCTGTCAGAGCAAGAACGTCAGTTACGATGTTCAACTCTCTGCTTGCTGCTGCCATAAGTACCGATGCGCCCAAAGAGGTTGCTGCTGGAGACTCTAGCTGTAGAGTTCCGGTAAGCTGATGGTCGACTGCGATACCAGTGATTGATGCGAAGAGCGCTCCTGTGGATGGAGAAGCTCCATTGTTCAGAGTCTCTGCCTCGGAGATTGGATCTCCGGCTGCATTGTAACCAAACACTGTAGCTACCTTTCCATTGTCTGCTGCACTTGAGCTGTTCAGCGTCACGGCTGCTGCTGCTCCTGGCATTGTCAGAAGTGGAGTGATGCTAGGACCACGAACGACACAGCTTGTTCCTGCCGCACCTGCGTCGACCTGTACACCTACGCCACCAAAGAGGTTGATGCCGGGAGCGCGATCTAGACCCATGATTGGGTTCAAACCGTCTGCTGCGACGAATCTGATTAGGTCCTCTCCAGAGCCTGAGCGCTCAACGATGACTCCACCTACGCCAAGGATGCCTGCGGCAGTTCCATCGAGCTCTGCTCCGGTTACCGTTGTGAAGCTTACCGTTCCAACTGCTCCTACAACTCCGGCAGCTCCGACAGCCAAGGTCTCAGAGACAGCGATCGGCACGCCGTTTACAATGTTGATTCCATAAACCGTGACCTGAAGAAGTCCGTTACCCGCGGCCCCCTGACCGTTGATCTGTAGAGTGTCTGCCGCTAATGGCTGATTCGTGATCTCATCGTCTTCACCAGTGATACCTGCAGTCTCTTCACAGTCGGAAGCTGCTGGCAGTCCAGGAGCAAGAAGATCTAGTTGATCCTGTCCTGTCACGCCAATGATATTGATCTCTTCCCATGTGTCGAGAGACTTGTCGATAAGAAGCTTCATCGGTGCCGTAGCAGCATTGAAGCCCATTGAATCGAATCGTGCCCCTGCTGAGGTGAATGCGTCTAGGTCACTGGTATCCAGGAATCCATTGTGCTGATCGACTGCTCGACCCACAATGTCATTTCCGATAGAAGGACCTTGAAGTGTGATTGGTGCTGTGCCAGAGACAAGGACGTCTCCGGAATCGACTACGACACCACCGACGGGGTCGTTGTCATAGATAAGAACACCGGCTGAGTCATAGATTCTAAGCCTCTTGATGTTTGTGGTCTTGGTAAAGACAGCTCCATTCTCGGATACGACATCCGCGTCCTCATAAAGAACACTGAAGTCATCTGCGACAGAACCGTCTGCGTCTACTGTTTCGATAGTGATGCCCGCTGCTCCAGCGTGGTCACCAACGTGACGTAGGAGTGCTGCTTCGGCTCCGATACGGAATGCCGCTAGGTTGTCTGCGCCGCCCTGAGATGCCTCAGTGAGACCTCTTCCTAGGGTTCCTGTGGTACCGAATAGCGCAAGCGCCTCTGATACTCTGTCTACCTCAACCAAAGTATTGGCCGGTCCAGATGGAGAGGTCCCAATAATTACTGTAACTGGGCCTTCCTTCTGCCTGAATGGGTTTAGGTTTCCGTCTTGCTTCTGGACTACGATGCCAGGTAGGTTTGCAAAAGGATCTACAAATGCTGCCATTTTTTAGCTCTCCCTGCCAAAGCGCTGCATTACATGCGTTTTAATTGCTATCTCTTCGAGAGTCTTTTCGTGTGTAACGACTATTCTCTCTGTTCGAACAAGCCAGGTCATCGGTCTCCCGACGATCTTTCTCTGATGTGTGTCTTTGAATGTGTCTGCTCCCCTGCCCTCATAACGGAGCATGGAAACACCAGCGGCTCTGAAGAACCACTCATATTCAAACATCAGATCTTCGAACCATAACGCACGGCGATTGGCGATCTTGTTTTCTCTTGCCCAGCAAGTAAACTGGACGAAGTTGTCGAACCATTGCCCATGAACAAACACCCTGTACTTGGGGTTTGCAGGGTCGGTTCTTATTTCTCTAAGAATCGGCTTTCTCATTCTCAGAGCGTTTCTCTTAACTGGGTTAGGAGTCTGCTCTGCGATACCAGGTAGCCTCTTCTGAAGTCCGAACGTAACGATCTCACGATCGATGTCGTCGGGGTCGTCTGAGAAGTCCTCTCTAAATAATAGCCTCTTTGCGTCACCATCTCTGGTAAGCTTGTCTGCGACTGCAGCATTGACAAGCTCGTAAAACTCAGTTAAGTTTTTGACAGGCTGTGGACTTCTCAGTCGATCCGGCTCATTGTCAGCAATGGGCCATGCAACTGTAGCGTGGGAGCCGTCCAGACCTTCAAGTATTTGTGTTGCTCGTGTTAGCAAGCTTGGATCTAAAGTGTTGAAGACGGTCATAATATTCCCCGCAGTCAGGTACCAATAACATGGGTCAGTAGCCAACCACCCCGGTTTGTGAATCATATGTTGTGGCTTTTAGGATCTATAAGTGTGCAAGAACGTTGGGATACTTCATTCTTCGATACAATCGACTCTGCGGCTAAGGCCTGGGTACTAGGTTACCTAGGTGGCAAGGGTGGATTGAACCATGATCGTGGTAACACCTATCTAACTATCTATATCCCTAGCCGGGATAAACAACTCATCAATATCTATAAAGAAATCCTTGATTACAAAGGGGTGGTGACTCGTGACAAACGAAGTGCGCTTAATGTAGATCACTTCAGAATCAGAGTGAAGGTCACCGGTCTGGAGACCAGGCTCAGAGCTCTTGGAATCGGAACCAAAAGAGCATATCTCTTTCCCTTTCAAGAAGTGCCAAAGAGGTTTCATCCGGACCTTATCAGAGGCTGGTTGGAGGCCGCAGGCTCGTGGAGCAAGGGAAAGGGTAGGCACTGGTATCTATACATATGTGCACAAAGCACCAGAGCGGTAGAAGAATTCAAGACGTGGGCTCAGAGCATCGGATGCATAGGAAAGCTCGCTATACATGAGGGGCCTTCTACAAAACTTTACATCACATCACAGAGTGACATGAGAGAGATATACAGAGCTCTTTATGTCTGTGATACCAAGCTGACAATCCCACACCACAGAAAACGAGCAGAGACTGCCATCATTACGGCGCTGGAAGAGGAGTAGTAAGAGTACCCAGACGCCAGTACTCAAGGCGGCCCTGGTCTGACTTCATCTTCTGAGCCATGTGAATGTTGTGCTTTAGGTAGTAGGAGGTAGGAGAGATCATGTTTCCTTCGTGATCTACCTGAGGTTCGATCACTACGTCGTACTTAGAGAGCTCTCCCTGGTAATACTCTACATAGAAGAATGACATTCCTTGTGTGGGATTGGGACCTTTCTCATGTTCGGTCGTATCAATGTATTCGAATCTTTCTTCTTTATAGGCCAAGGCAAAGATGTCATCAAAGAGGAACCCTTCCCCTTCACAGACGTTACAGGGATAGGTGATGTCTGGTTCTGAATATAGATCGTTGACACAGTCGCATGGTTGTAGGTGGTCTTTGTGTACAGGCACGATCGGAGCGTTGGCTGCGCGTCTCATGATTCTAAGAATGATGAACTGTCCCTTCGCTAGCTCTCCTGGTCCGCCAGTCAACATCTTGTTCAGCTCAAACCTTAGATCAGGCTCCACTCCTGAATGCCCAGGATATGGGTTGATGGGAATTACCATCTCGAGCCTCTGGACCTCTTCTTGAAGTGACCCTTTGCGTTACGTTGACCTGCAACTCTGACTCTGGTGTTTGCGCCGGGAACCTGATTCCCTCTAGTCCATAACCTTCCGAAGGCTGGTCTGTCTGGGTTCCACTGTCCCTTGATGACGCCCATTGCTCGCTGTCCGAGAAATCCGCCCTCAAGCAGGGCCTGCTCTAAACGGCCGCAGACATCATAAGCTTTCTGCAAAGCGTTCTGTAGCGCCCCGCCCTGTCTTGAAACTCTTAGATCTGCAAGACTCTTCTGCCATCCTGCGTCATCATATGAACCAGACAGCAGATCGATCGTGACCTTGGCTGTCACATAATCTGACTTGATCATGTTGGTCAGGTCACCGGACGAAGCTCCGTCACCATAGAACTCATTTGTACTGAGCCCTCTGTTTCTTAATAGGTCTGCTCGTAAGGAGTGCTTCCAGGAGAGCTGATGGATGGTATCGTCTGGAACGTCCACGACGAACCTTCCAATTTCTGCTCTGATCCTGTTGGCTGTTGCGTGTAGGGGTGTGTAGTGCGTGGAGAAATGTGAGAGGTATCCACCCGTAAGAGTATCCGTAGCATCGCCAAGAGCGGCGATGACATCCTTTAACTGAATTACTACAAGTCTGTTGTTCTCAAGTCCAGCACATCTGATAAGGTGTGCATCAAAGGATAACTCAAGGGTGAAGTCGAGGGCCATTTACTCTCCATATTCATGAGTACTCAGTCTTAGGGTTCCGTCTGGTCGGACAAAGAGATAGGTCTCTGTACCGTTTCCATGATCAACCCCCACGACGTCCATGCTGTTCCAGCCAGGCCTGAACCCATGTTCGAGAGTATCGTCTCCGTCTGGCCCAACGGCCATGACCATCTTATACATTCTCTGCCACTTATGAATAAACTTCTCACCCTTCTCAAGGTTGATGTCTATTTCAATCTTACGGGCATCCTCTTTCTGGGGCTCAAGAATCACCTTCACGATGTCCTTGCCTTTGCTCATGCGCCTGCATCCCACTGGGTTGTCAACGGGATGAAATCTATGAATCGTTCCATCGTCTTCTACAAGAGCGACGTGATGACTATACTCAAACTTATCTTCTGCCATATTTAATTAGCCATTCTCCAGAGAGTCCTCTATATACTCAGAGAACTCATCGAGCGCTTCCTCAAGCAACTCTCCCAAAGACGTGACCTTCCTCCTTCTGTTTTCCATTGCCTTTTCATGTCTGGTCTTATACTTCAATGACTCTGAAAGAATCTCGTCATCCTCTTTATTAAGATATTGAGCGAGATAATCCATAACCGACATCTTAGGTCTCGTCGTATACGAATGTGCCTGTCGCACCAGCGAGCGTTCCTGCAGAAGCGGTGGATGTCACATCCATCTGCATATAGAGAAGATCACCGATATGGAACGTGTCCATGCCATTGGACTCTACCCAACCCGCCGGAGCCACGGGACCTTGATCATTCGCATCCATGTCCAATGGCAGTGCTGCTGTACGAGTAAAGATACTTACGACTCCAGCCGTGGCAAAGTCAGCCGAGCTGTTTGGGTTCGCCAGCTGTCCTACCGCAAGGCTTGCGGTAAGATTTGCTGCCCACTGGGCATTGATTGCGGCGCCGAAGATGTCCACTCCGGTCCACGGGTTTGTTCCAGATGTATAGAATCTCAAGTTTGAGACGGTCGTCGCATCACCTGCTTCTGAGTTCCAAAGATTGAAGGTAAGGAACTTTGGCATTGAGCGATTGGTTCCTGCTGCAGGAATTGGAATTGGATTGTTTGCGTCTACTGCTACGGACAAGGCTTGCTTGAATCTTACAGTCTGACCAGAGGCCACCTTGTAGTCTGTATTCAGAACTCCGTTGGCCACCTCTGCAGAGCCACGTCTCATGGCGCCTGCTGCTGGAGTTGCTGTTCCGAATTCATAGATTCTAATAGTTGCTGGCATTAATATCTCCTCTTAACCACTAACTCTAATGGTTAGTACTGAACCGTTCACTGTCATTGTCTTTCCGACAGGTTCCGATGACCTTAAGTTGTGGTCTGTCGGTAACGATTCTAAAAACACCTGCACACTATCATCATTGATTGTTGCAGGGTCAATATTCTTATTGAATGTAATCGTAATCAGCCTAGTAGTCAAATCAAGATCAGTCGCTCTGAGAACGGGACTGATACTCAATACTCTTAATCCTGCCCCTACCGGAGTAGGGGAAGAGCTGATCCGTGTAATGCCACCGACATCCTCAGCAATAACCTCATTGGATTCTGTTGCTGTAGCTGGTGTGACATAGGTTGGCGATCCTGTGGTAAAGGTGAACTGTGCAATAGTCCCAATGGGCAAGCCCGTTGTCGCGTTGAATGTCCAGGAGTCTCCTACCTGGTATGTCCCTGCACCAAAGGTGAGAGTCAGACCGGCAAAGTTTCCTGTCTTATCTATATTCTCGAATGATCTGTCAATGGTATGTGGACCGTGCCACACACCTTCAGATGATCTCATCCATCTAAACTGAGCTACGTTGAGAACACCTAGCGTAGTCACATCGACAGTAAAGACCTCTGGTCCCCACGACCCATCATAGGGTCCAGTGACACCTAGGCTTCCAGTGCCTGTGTTCCCTCCATCTGCTGCTGGAACAGATAGGGTGTCAGACTCTATCTCATCTGAGATGATTACTGTATAGACCTGATTGGCCTGAAGTGGCTCAGTCGGATTCAATGTGGCGGTCAAGCCATCATCACTTAGCGTTACGTCTGCTTCGATATATCCACGATAGGTTTGAGTATCAAGAAGGTTTGTTGAGACAAGCCTTCCTGTCAACAGCTCTGCAAAGAGACCAGGTCCTGTTGGAGCCACCTTCTGTGCAGTCTCCTGAAGAATGAATCTTCCTGTGGTAATAGACAGAGGGTCGACCGCAGTGGTAAAGGTAACAACGATGTTTTGAGTCAGAGCTATGCCAGTGCTGGTGTCTGCAGGTAGAATCGTACTGACCGAAGGAGTCTGAAGCAAGACTGCATCGAGTGTAGTTGTTACTGTTAGATCTGCCATCTTTTACTCCTTATCCTATCACCGGGCTGAAGCGGAAGTTGCGGACGGCGTCATCAAGACGAATGCCGACGGTCACAGACACACTCGTCGTGTAGGTGACGTCAGCGGCCGAAGGGTTCGATCCGGTGGTGACAGGCAGCAGCATGTACTCAGCGGCGCCGGCCAGCTTATAGTACGTCGTGAAGACCCCGCTTGCCGAACGGGTGATCTTGATAGAGTACCAGGTGTCGTCCGCCATTGCGGGGACGGAGTCCCGCATCAGCTCGGTCAGGGCTCCGTTGTCGGATCGTTGCATCGTGAAAACGCTGGTGAAGTAGATCCGGTAGCCGAAATGTCCGACGTTCGTGATGAATCCCGGAATAGTGTCGATGAAGTTGACTGTGTAGGTGTTCCCCGGCTTCTTGAAGATGTCAAATTCCCACTGACCAAACGCCTGCGTGCTCGACAAATACGTCGTTGCCCAGCCAGCTGTCGCTGTCAGTTGCTTGGACCCGCCATCGCTGTCGTCCACCCGCCACGTACCGATATCCCGACGCCAGCTGGTGTTCTCCAGGAAGTCGGCGGTCACGTTGTCGGCGCTGACCTCCCAGTCGTCCCCGAGGCCGTAGTGCGCCAGGAAGTTCTCGCCCTCGGTGTACAAGGCGGCGACCTCGGCGGGGGTGAGGATGTCAGAGTAGAGCCGCATGTCGGCCAAGGCCCCATCGAAGTCGTTGGAGGTGGCCGAGCCGTGACCCAGGAAGTTCAGAGCGAGGCCGGCATCGCTGTCGCGGGTGCCTGTTGGGGTGCTGTTCTCCGTGATCGGCCGGGAGACGCCGTTGATGTAGATGATGGGGTCGCTGCCGGGAGCAGGCCCGTCAGAGTCGTAGGTGATTGCGACGTGCGCCCATTCGCCAAAGGCGAACCCGTCCGTCGTGGTCTCCCAGTTGCCGTCGACCCCCGACCACGTCAGTCCGAACTGGATGTCCCCGAAGCCGGCGCTGACAGAGTTCTGGGTGACGATGAACCAGACGTTGCCCTTGCTGAATGCACGACCGTCGCCACCCTCTCCGGCACTTCGGCACTTCATCCAGAAGGCGGCGGTTCCACCCCCGTCCCAGATGTCCTGCACCGCTGCGAGGTCGGGGACCTGCATGCGATGGTCGAGGTTGCCGTGGCCCTCGATGGCATGACCGAACGGCCCTTTCGTGGCCAAGGGGTTGGTCCGTCCGCTGACCATGACAGCGTTGTTATCATTGCCGGAAAGGTCTCGAAGTTCGCCCGCCTGGATCTGACCGGTCCAATGCCCGACGAGGTTGTCCAAGGTGTTCACAGGCTGCGGAGGCAAGGCTCTCGTCGGAGTCTTGGTCATCGCCGCCTCCCTGCGTTCCTCCTGGTACAGCTGGGACACCTGGGCAGGGGTCAGTTGAATATCCCAGACGGTGAAGTCGCCCGACAGCGCACCGTCAAGCCGGGAGTTGCCGACATTGTTGAAGGCCCCCAGAGCGATGAACCCTGTTGGGTCCATGTCCACGACCGCCGCTGCGGCGCTGCTCGCCTGCGTGCCATTGATGAACAACACGCAGTTGCCACCGGTGAGGTACGTGGCGACGACATGAAACCAGACGCCTGGGAGACCTCCAAACGGCACGACATCCACGGACACCCGCTGAACGTCGTCATGGAAGATGCGAAGCGTGGTCCCCCCGCCGGTCACCACGCAGAAGTTGTTTCCTCCGATCCCAAAGACATAGTCAGAGGTGGAGGCCCAGGGCAACCTCACCCAGCCCGAGACGCTGCCCTGCACGGCGTCGACGTTGGTGGACGCCACAAATGCCGTCTGCGACGCCGTGCCCCCGACGAACAGCGCCTTGCCCCTGATCGAGTTCATCCACTGCGGCGTGCCGGTGAACGCAAGGTCCGTGCTGTTGGGGCCGATGTCCTTGATCGTCCCCCGATGCAGCGGCACACGCAGGACGATGTTGGCGGCGAGGGTCTCCTTGAGTGGGGCGGTCATACCGACAACTCCCGGCGACCCCGACGGTACAAGTAATCTACCTGCAAGGGCGTCAGCTCGAAGTTGTAGAGGCGCAGATCCCAAAGATCGCCATCGAACGAATTGACATGACCACTCGTGTCGCCCAAGAACAGCGTGTTTGTGCTATCAGAGAGCCTCGTCCCGACCGGGGTCACGCCCTCCGTGAGGCCGTCTCCGACCGTCAGGGCCCTACCGTCGATGTAGAAGATCGGATCGTTTGTCGTGTCGTCGTTGTCGTACACGACGGCAATGTGGGTCCACTGGTTCAGGAAGATCTCCGGCACCGTGGTGTCCCAGGCGCCGGTTGCGCCGTCGAAGGCATACGTGAGCTGCAACTCCACAGCGTTGTCCGTCTCGGCCTTGACGAAGATCTGCCAATCGCTCTTGTGGCAGAGGTGCCCGAGGCTGTTCTCGCCGTCGCTCTCCACCCGCACCCAGCAGGAAAAGGTGCCGCCGCCGTCGAATATGTCTGCGATGGCGGCTGCGAACCCGGCACCCAGGTAGTCCGTGCCCCCGTCGAAGTTCATCCCATGCGGGACGCCCTGGGTCGGGAAGGTGGACGCTGTGGCCCCGTCGCCCAGCGTGACGGTCCCTCCCGCAGACCCCTTGTTGTCCGTGACCTGGGATCCGTTGTTGTAGTTCGTCTCCAGCGGCAGGTGGATGATGGCCTGTGCCGAATCGATCTCGCTGAACGTCGTGGCGGCGAACCTGTCAGCAACCTCGGCGGCGGTCAGGATGCGGTCGTAGAAATGCGTCTCGTGAATGGTGCCATCGAAGGTCCTGTCGTCAGCCGCTCTGTTCCCGATGTACAGGGGGTCGGCGGCGTCGGTGGATCTGGTTCCGGTGGGAGTTCCGGCCTCGGACACGGTGATCGGCGCACCATCCAGATAGAAGATCGGGTCGTTGGCCGGATTGTCGCTGTCGTACGTGATGACGAGATGGTGCAAGACGCCCAGGGTCAGGGCCCCTACAGCGGAGGCCCAGCTCCCGTTCGCCCCGCTCCAGTTCATGAGGAATCCAAAGCGGGTGAAGCCACCGGCCTCTCCAAATACAAACACAAAGACGGGGCCCTTGTCGTAGACCCTTCCAAAGCTGTCCTCACCATCAGAGGTGACGTTGAGGAGCACCTCCACGGTGCCGCCTCCGTCGAAGATGTCGTCTATCGTCGAATGGGAGGGATAGCTGATGCTGCCGGAAGCGCCGTCGAAGATGGCCCCTCCGCCCACTATGGTTGTGTTGCCCGCAATGGTCCCGCTGTTCCTTGCGACAGAATCGTAGGAGTCGAAGAGCTCCCTGAACAGGATACCTTCTGCTGGGAGTCTTGGGTACACTTACTTCTCCTTGGATAGCTCTCCAATGCGAGCCTGCATTGCACGATAGATTTCTTTTACCTGCGAAGAATGAAGACCTACTTCACGAGAGATCCTAAGAAGACCTCCGTTTGCAACAGGATCCCGAAGCAGATCAAGAGCTGCATTCACCTTTCCTTTTGTCAGGTTGGGAAGCTTTGGAGAGCTTGCTGATACTTCCTTCGACTTCAAGTCATCTAACTCTCTTAGCTCTAAAGCTTCTTTGATTGCTTTTGCCATTCTTTTCTCCTTAATACAACTTCTTGAGGTACACTGCCCAATCACCGGAGTTGCCGCCGGTGTTAGCGTCGATCCTAAGACGAACATACTTCACAGCACAGACGGTATCCATAATCCAAATAGCTGATGCCGAACCTGCGGCAGCTACAAGACTTGCAGCCCCAAACCAGTCGTTGGTCACATCGACATATGCACAGCTTGCTGCGGCGGTTCCGTCATCTTGAAGGGTCGCTTCAACAGTTGCGGTAACCGTACCTCCAGCGCAATTCAACTCAAGTTGAAGTCCAAAATTTCTAAACCCATCCATATCAAAGTAGTATCCAAAGTCTCCACCAGGAACTGCCCCTCCGCCATCTGCTGCATTGGTTACGTCGACAACAGTCTCCTCTACATGATGCTCTGAGAGCGGGTTGACTTCAAAGCTCTTGTTGGAGTCCGTTCCAGAGTCATACCCATCTGCTTGGGTAAGGACGTGACCTGCAGTGGATAGAGCGATAGCTCCTACGTCACCTGTGTCGAGGGTACGTGCTACAAGGTCATAGCGACCTCCAGAAAGAACAGGCGCACCAGAAGCCGCTGCATCCTCTGCTGCGGCTCCAAAGACACCACCTATGACACTGCCTCCTTGGGGAAGGCCAACGTTAGTTGCTAGTGTGACCCGAGGAACAGTTGTTCCGTCTGGACCAGTGCCTGCGGCAATGCCTGCCTGGCCTACGATAAGGTTGACCTTGGCCCTGTCAGACTCATCCCAATCGTCCATGATCTCAACGGCAGTCTGGATGGCTGCAGTATCGGCTAGAATTGCAGTAGAGTTGTCCTCTACCACCGTAAGCGTTCCTGAGCCGTCTGTGACCAAACGCTCCCAGTCCGCACCGTTAGAACCATACATCTTGGAAATGACCAAGGTATCATTCGAAGCAAACGCAACGCTATCGTCGTCGTTCGTGTTGGCAAGAAGAACGTTGACAACCTCACCGCCCAAGGTGATCTTCAGGTCTCCTGCTGCGTTCGCTTGTGCAAGAATGGCATTGGCACCATCATCCAGGATGAGGGCGTTGCCACTCGTAACCATACCCGCACCCTCTACACCGACTACATTGTCCAATAGCTGAACAGCAGTTACGATGTTTCCTGTGTCTGTATCGATTGTTCCTAAGACAAGCTCGATTGCAGCAGAGTTGTCTTCCAGTACATGTAAAGAACCTGCGCCTGAGACGATTGCTCTTACATCAGTCGTCGCGTTCTTGATCTCAACTGCGCCGATCTCAATATCAGAACCGACTTCTATATCAATTCGTCTTGGATCAATACCTAGCTTGGTTGGGATATTCTTTGAATCTGCCATCTCTTATGCCTCCGGGTCCGGACTACCGGTCAGAGTGAAGTTGATGGGATCACTCTCAAGTCCACGATCTAGTCTTTGTACAACTATTGAGGCGACCTGATTATCGAACATCTGAGCACCCCTATATTCCTCATTGAGATTTAGGGTAGCTGTAATGGAAGTGTCCGCTACGGTGAGCACAGTTGCTGCAATTCTGTTGAGTCCGCCACCCCTTCTCTGAACAGAGCCCTTTTTGTAAGAGGGTCTGAACAACAGGTGGACCTGTATCTGAGGAACAAGGACTCCAAAGTTTGTCCCTGTCAATGTAAGAGCCACATTGCCGCCATTGATCTGTCCGGTAATCGGAGCTGTCACACTGATTACAGGAGGGTTCTCGATTCGCCAACCTGAAACTCTTACGATATCGCCTGCGGCATTTCTATATGTATCTCGTCTGAAGAGACCACCGACGTTGAACTCTTGGCGCTCCCACTCTTCTACGACCTCAACCAAATCTGCGTTGAAGAAAGTAACCTCAGGGTTGTAACCCACTATTGGCATCTGTCCGTTCTGAGCTAGCAGAGCGCCTTGGTAAAGAACTGCATCCAAGGTGGTAGTTACTGTTATGTCTGCCATTTATAATGTCTCCATGAACTCTGTGAATTCTGATTCACCAAGCTCTTTGTTATTGTCCTTCGCCCAGGTCTCGAACTTAGTTATAAGCTTGCCTGCGTCCATGGACTTCGTGGGCTCCTCAATCTCGATCTTTTCGAGTGTTGCCCACTTAGAGTCAACTCCTATATCACCAATAAACGGATCCTTAGGACTTATCATACCCTTTTTTAACGGGAGAAGCATTTGCAACAAAGGCCTCTTCCCTGGATGAGAAGAAGCCTTGATTGCTTTGATTAGATTGTCTACAAGAGCGATCTGCTCTGGTTGGATGTTCTTGACGACCTGCTTACGAAACTTGGGAACAGAGAGCTCTAGATAACTCTGGATGGCTTCCTCTGATTCACCTAGCTGACCAAGCCCAGAGCCATCCTCATTTGTGGCATCAGTTATGGTGCCAGCCTTGAGACTCATTGCAACTATTGCTTTCTCTTCCTCAGAGAGTTCATCGAACTCTATATCTCGTAAGGGCTGAGATTTGTTAAGACACTCATCCCTCTCCCAACTTGGGAGACTCCACATAAAGCTCGATCCTAGTCTAATTCTCATACCATTCTCCTTTACGGACATGGTATGTGTTCTAATCTCTTAGGTCAATTACAATGCCATCGAGAAAGACGCCGAGGTTATGGCTGCAGCTAAGTTCGCTACGGTTCCCAATGCTGTTGCAGCTATCAGGAACTGATTGTCTATAGGGGCTAGAGCCACCCCCCAAGAACTGCACTGTGTCTACTGTGACTGAATCTGATACTTGTAAATTTTCAGTTAGAGCAAGGAAGCCTCTAGATACGGATCCAACGTCTTCTCCTGAATCCAGGATAACGTCAGAGCCGGCTCTAATAGAGACACCACCAACTACTCTAGTGACAATTGTACCCATTCTCTCCTCCTCCGAGAGAATAACCAAATTCTATAGTTCAGTCAATCCGTGTAATTTTATACCGCGAAGGTAAGTGGGATCAGCGCTGCTGGTCCTGCTTTTGATCCGGCCTGTACGCTTGCCGGTCTTACTTCGAGATAAACAGTCGCTCCTGTTCCTGTTGCAACGTCTGTGACAGTCAGCGTGGCTGCTCCACCTGCGCTTGAGGTGAATACGACGCCAGGCTTTACGTTTGTCGAGACTGCTGACGCGCCACCACCGATTGTGATAGTCCATACGCCAACGAGAGCTTCGAGACCAGCTGCATCGTAAACCTGTGCAAAGTACTGTGCTGCGTGAGCAGGGCCTGCCAGAGTCACGACTATAGCATCGCCACCCTCTGCAGCTGCACTGAGTGTAACAGGAGTGGAAAGCTCAGCAAGAGCTGCTTCCACCTGTGCTGCAACCATCGATGCTGCCGCATCAAGAATGTCTAATTGTGCTGCTTCTCCAGTGTCTGTTCCAGCGAGATCAAACGCTGCACCAGCAACCTTGGTAGTAATATCTGCCATTGTTTATGCTCCTGCGTCCCAATGAAGGACAAGGCTTCTCCAGTCGAAGATGCCCGCTGCGCCTGCATCGCCATCAACAGCCACCCTTACCAAGAGCGCTTCGTCAGCGTCAAAGTAATCTGCTGTCGTCAGAGTGAATAGCAGAGTATGCAATTCAGGATTGGCGGTATCCAACCCTCTCTCTGCTGCAAGGTCATGGGCTGCATCATATGCTCCCACGATTGCTGTAGAGGCTGCGACTACACCATTAGCAGGTGGTGTATACCTGAGAGGAAGAACAGTCACATTTTGAAGATCTGCAGTTCTTACCTCATAGTTGAGTTCCACACTTACCAACCTTAATCCCTTGCTTGTAGCGGCGTCTGATCCAAGTCTGGATCTTCCCTCCATTGGTGCGCAGATGACAAATTCTGTCACTGCTGCATCAAGGCCTCTACGAAGACGGAATAGGTTCGCGACATCGTCGTAAGACTCAGTCCACACGCCTGAAATTCCGGACCAGTTTCCTGGCGGAAGAACAGTCTGTGACCATCCTCTATTTACAAGTGCTTCCTTGCTCCAATCTGGCATTGTTATCTCCTATGTACTAACCGATAAGGTCAGTGCGATGTTATTAGATCGCTACGCCACGGTTGATCGCGTCAATAGCACCACCAACATCAATGTGAGCCTGAGCAGGCAGAACGATCTCGTTAGGTGTAACCTCAACGTTTCTTAGTACGGCGATACCAAGACCCTCATTCTTAACAGCCAAGCTGTAACGTTCCTTCATCTTGACCTTAAGGATATCGTTCCTTGGGTCGGTCCAGTCCTCAACCACCAAGCCATGGTCTTCAATGAAGTAACCAAGCTCGTCAGCTGACGCCATGATGATGTCAGTCGTGTTGTTTGCGGTGTTGAATGCCATGAACGGGCTGACTAGAACACTCATTGGGAACCCGAAGTAACCAGGTAGCTGTGGAGCGCTGGTTAGGTTCTGAGAGTAGTTCGTCAGTGCGGATGGAACATCCTGTGCACCAGCGTGCTGACCAGCGTGAGACGGAACCAGATAGTTACCGCCTGCAGCGCCCTGTCCGCCAAACTGAGACGGGAAGTCCATGTTGCCAGGATTGCCTGTCCATCCCTGGAACATCGCTCCACCACCATTCTGTAGTGCGAATGCTCTCAGGACTGGGTCCTGTACAAACATCAGCCAGGTGAGTGGGTGAACGATAAGCAGGTTGGGAATGAAACCATTGGCCACTAGTACAGAGTAAGCCTCGAAGAGGTCCTCCATTCTAACAGAGCCGTTAGCTGCTCCGACCAAGTTACGTCCGGTAGTTGTACCGAACTGCGCAGTCGCAGGAGCGGCGTTGTCGTGAGTGACAGTGCCCTCATTGAGAAGAAGCTCAAAGATTTTGCGCTCCTTATATCTGGCTAGCGCCTTGCCTGCTGCACTGGTGTGCATCGTGACTACGTCGAATGACGAGTAACGAAGAATTTCCTCAGAGAACTTAACGGCTACACCGGTCTTTCCGACGCTGGTGATTGCCGTTCCTGGGCCTAACGTGACCCTGATCTCCTGGTATTCTTCTTCCTCACCCATATCGAAGTCACCGTCAAGTGCTCCCATGATCGGAAGGTTGATGAACGTTCCAGGCTGGAACTGTAGCCTAGTTAGAAGGCTAGGACCGATTAGCAGCGGCTCCACTGCTTCTTGAATTGCGTTTGTGATTACACGAGGAATAAAGTATCCGGCTTCTGGTGTGGCCAATGCATCCTCGAAAGAAAGCTTGTCACCATCAAGGCACTTACCCTGATGCCTCCACATATATTCGTAGCCTCTGAAATCATCCTTAAAGCTCTTACCCTTTGGCATTTGTATCTCCTATCTGATTCTCCTCTTTTTAGCGAGAAATCAAGTTAACGATTACGCTTCCAGTCTCTGCTGGAGCCGCGTCTGTGCGTCCTGCTGCCCATACGTTCCAAGGCTGTCCGCCCGTCGCCGTACCTGGCAGTCTGTCAATGTCCGTAAAGTCGGACGTTGCTCCGGCGAATCCGCCGTTGTCTTCAAACCTAGACCTAACTCGCGTCAGATATGCGGTATCAACATGAGCATCCTGTACTCTTAGTAGCTGTCCCATGCGGTAGCCAGCGAAGCGTCCCAGCCTATTCTCAAGAGCTCTCTGGTTGGCTACGAGACCTGCGTCACCGTTTCCAAGATCAAGACCCTCGACTACTGGAGCCTGCTCCCATCCACCATTGTTGTTTGCGTTGCCACCAACACGTCCTTCTAGGACTAGGTTGGAAGCTGCATTGATGGTGACAAAGTCACCAGGGCGAGGACCTACACCAGCGTCAGCCTGAAGAGCTCCCTGGAATACTGCCATGCCCTCAATGAGAACGTTAGCTGCTGTGGTGACCCAAGGGTACTCACATGCATAGTCACAAAGGATCGCAACACGACCCTGCTTGTTGTAGTTGTGCTGCCTCAGACCGGTTGGGCTGAAGACAGAGAAGTTCACGTTGGCACCGAAAGGTCTGGTCAGACCTACTGCTGCTGCAGTTGCTGCCGTCAAGTTACGAGAGCTTCTGTAGTATGAGTAAGGTGCGACACCCTGTGGATAACCGACGGTGACTGAGTCTACGAACTCGAAGTTGTAAACGTCAGTGTTGACGATTGTGCCGGACGGGTCAACAACGCCTGCTGGATTGAATGCAGTCGTGTTGTCGCCTGCTCCGAAGTCCATTGGACAGTTGCCTAGCGTGTCTCTGAGGAATGCCCAGATGACAGGCTCGTTAGCCACGGCTGCTGCGCCACGCGCATCCCAAACTGCCTGAGCAACGTCAGTTGCGTCATACAGGGTAAGTGCGCCGCCTGCGATGATTCCATCAGCGTCTGCAACACCGAAGTCAAGGCTGCCGGCTGCACCGTTTGCATACTCTGGGTCGTCACGGACTGCGTCCATCTGTAGTCTGAGTCCTGCCAGGGTTACGAAGCCCAAGCTGTCCATGGAAACTGCCTTACCCGTTAGGATAGAGTAGTGATCGCCATGATACTCTTCTAGCTGCTGTACTGGAAGGTACGGGGCTACCTCTGTGCCGATAAAGGGACGAATGCCCTCTGATAGCTCAACGTTCGGGACAATAATTCCCTGGTCTGAATACCTTCTGTGGATTGGTGTATAGAGTCTAACCATTTCTTAGATTCTCCTAATTATTGGATCTTTGCGTCAGCTGGGAAAAGTCCCTGATGCTTGACGTTCTGGAGCCACATTTCGGCCCAGGCTGCGCCCTTATAGAGCTTATGATCCTTGTATTGTTCAACGATTGCTGCGAACTTGGTGAGGTCAGCCTCAGTCTCGTTCGTCGGATCGTCGACGATTGCATCTTCTACAGTGTCTCTGGCAAGACCAGGAGTGGAGGTTCTTCCTTCCAGATCCTTTAGCGTGTCAGACAGTGACTCCCATGTTCTGGATGCAAAATCCTTAATCACGGTATCTCTGTCTTCAACAGTCTCTCCGAGAGCGACCTTCTTGTCAACGATCTTCTCGGCCACGAGATCATGAGCTCTCTTGTTAAACTCAAGAGCTGCCTCGTTGGCTCGGTTAAGCTCGTCTTCTACGGAGGTGAGGTTTCTACGAAGTAGCTCAACCATCTGATCTTTCTCAGAAAGCTTAACCTTTAGATCTTCAATCTCATCCTGTAGCTTGGTGACGGGGTCAGTTTCCCCATCTCCCTCTCCAATAACTCCTGCGTCATCGGAAGTATCTGTATTTCCCTGAGAATCATCAAACTTCTTCTCAGCCTTGTCAAGCTCAGAAAGAAGCAGGGTCTTTAGCCCCTCTCCCTCCTCAACCTGGTCAAGGACCTTTCTCACGGCTTCTGCGTGAGCAGCGTCTGGCACTGGGAATGTTCTACCTACGCCAATGAAGGCGGAGTCATCTAGCTCAGCTAACTTCTCATCAGTCAGCTTTGCGTCCTCTGGTAGGTGTTCGACCAGCGTTGCATAGTTAGTCGCTGTGTCCTTGGTAATGTTCATGAGGCTTAGCATATTTGTCTCCCTCTGTTCTGGATCCTTAATTGTCGGATCGATATCCTCTGCCGATTCTGTCTTCTTGTCTAGAAGCATCAGCATGTCGGTAAATCTTGTTTGGAAGTCGAGGATATTATTGTCTTCCTCGTCCTCTATATTAATAACAGACACATCCCCATTTTCATCCTTATTACGAACAAAAAGCTCATAGAATCCTTTAGGGATTTCCTTGTCATCCATCTTGATATCAACGCGCTTGTCCGCAAACCCTGCAGTTCCGAGCTCTACGACCTGAGAATGAACGAGAGCTGGGTGGTTGACGAAAGAGTACTCATCGTAGGCGATTCCACCAGGAATAAGTACACACTCAAGACCCTTGTAGTCTTCACCAGGAGAGTGGTCGCAAGGACCATCGTCTGCCCAGTCGGTCGGTTCATCGTTGATCATGCAGGTAGAACACCAGGCATGTGCCGCTCTGAAGCCAGCAGAACCAGTAAGGTATCTTCCGTCTGCCAATTTCTCAATTGCATCTCTATCAGTGATTCTCAGGTGTCCACGGATACGGCCAAGACCTTGATAGGTCTCATCCTTGGAAAGTCTTAGCATCTCTCCAAAGACCGCAGCCTTGTCCTTGACCTTCCAAAAGTCATTAAGCTTTACGTAGTCCCTTACAGAGTCGTTGGCGTGCATGACCTGGTCCATGGTGTTGATGTATCTGGCGTCGATGATCCTGCCAATGGGATCTAAGTGATCCTCATGGTGTAGCTGGATTGGCTTTCCGTATGGCTTGAGCCAAGACTTCACTCCTCTGGCGACTTCGTCTGGCAGGTAGAGAGCGCGGTTCTTTGTCTTCAGTCCTGCGAATGTCAGGTCTGCAAGGACCTCCAAGGACTGTCCTGCTCCAAGGTGGTTGTCTGCAAACTTCTGCGCGAGCCTACCATCAGTGAGCTTGACTGGCTTGATCTCGATATAGTCTCTGAACCTAATAAACTTATCCATTCTCTTTTTCTCCAATTTCCTACTCAGGCGCTTACGCATCTTGCTTCTCTAAGTACTGAACTGCTTTTTTCAATAAAGCAATATCATCTTTGAATGATCCCAAAGCAGTATTGCAATGGATACACAGAGGGCCCCGAATCTTACCAGATAAGTGATCGTGATCAAGGTGCATAATAGTTTCTTCGGGCATAGATCCACATATTTCACAACCAGAAGAAATCAATTCTTTATACTTATCCCAATCAAGGCCATATTTACTCTTAACTCTATATTTACGATCATAAAGCTTTCTTTCCTCTTTGGTAAGATCTCGATATCTTTTCTGTTTTTCTTGTTCACGTTCTTTATTCTTTTCGTAATAAGCCGCTTTCTGAGCCTTGACTCTATCAGGGTGATTCTCCCGATATCTTTGCTGAGCCAACCTCTTTTGCTCTCGAAGAACTTCGTTAATCATCTGTCCTCTTTGGGGTGAGATCACATTGGCACATGGGATGGTAGGGAGGAACCTCATCGATTCCCAAAGCCAAGAGCTGTATTTCCTGTCCGTGGCGTTCCTTACAGATATCATCCTCATCACTGTGCTGTGTTGAGATCGCGACTTCGTGCCCAAGAGCATTCATGGCGATACCCTTTCCAAAGTTCTCTGCACGATGCATGTCGGTTGCAGCAATGAACTTTGTTCTGTACCTCAATGAGTTGAATGCCAGCCTCACCTCCGGAGACTTGTCTCCTCTTTGTGAAACTAGATTTCCAATCAGATGACTGACCTGTCTATAAAGACGATCTATGTCTGAATCGAACCGTGTGATCATAGGCGCCATACGCCTACCGACCAATTGCTCTGCATCGCTATGAGAAAGACCACCAGCTCTAGCTCCTCTGACCATCGCGTTAAAGACCTTGCTCTTATACTCTTGTTTTGAAGCTGTCGCTCCAGCAAGGATGGTCTGTCGAATCAAGCCTTGGTTAAGTCTATCTCCATCTCTCTTGATCAAAGAGATTACGTCGTCTCTGATCTCGTCGAACTGTTCACCTAGCCCCATGTCCACAAAGCTACGCTTCTTCTCTGGGCCACTCTTGGTCCCATGCTGATTAGAAGGTCTGGTCTTTGTAGCCGTAGCCTTCTTTGCAGGATCGTCCGAAGAAGACCCCGCTGCAGGAGAAGGAGCCAACCTTGCGGTCTCTTGAAGCATGCTCTTCTCAACCTTCTCTAAGTGAAGATCACTCTCGTCACCAGGAGAAAGAGGATTCCTGTTCATTCGTTCTCTTGCCTCATTCAGTGTCCAGACATTCGACTGGTACATCAAGGAGGCATGCGTATCTACCTTGATCTGTTGTTCAGTATCAATCTCATTGAAGCGGTGACGTACCGCTCTGTCCAAAGATAGCTTGTCGCCATCAAAGGTGCTTTCCAATAACAGTTCATCTAACACAAACGTCTTGATCTGATCAGAGAGAACCTGTTGATAAAACTTAACATTGTCGATTAAGAGCCTTGACATATTATCTGCCGTAGCTCTGTTGGCAGTGTTTCCGTCACCGAAGTCTACAGCGGAAACTCCTAGTCCAGCAATAATTCTTTTCTTGAAGTGCTCTAGGTATCCCTCTACCTTTAGAGCACTGCCCTCTGCTCCGACAGGCTTGATCTCATGTCTCTCTGGAGTTACGAGCATTCCTTCTGCAGGGAGCATCTCAATCTCTTTGCGTACAAGGTCAATCTCAGACTCTCCGTCTGTATAGACCTGTGCGGGAGCGTCCTCTGTGCCGACTGTGTATTGGTATAGCGGGAAGAGGTGTTGGTAGACCAGGATCTCTACGTTCTGTTCGATTCTACGAAGAGCACGGATATCATCTAGTACTGGAATGATTGAAGGAGTCCCCACGTCAAAGTGACCTTTGCGATTGAAGTGGAAGTGAATGACGTCGTGAGCTGGATACTCCTTCTTGGATCCATCTGGCATTACCTGACGATATCTTTCTACCTTTCCATTGGACTTGTTTCTTTTGATCTCTACGGTTTCAGGGGAGAGGCGGAAGTAGGCAGCGATAGGTTCAAGTTTCTTTCCATCAGGAGTTGTTCGAACCAGCCCTCCAGAGACAGGTCTGCCTTTGTTATCGAATTCTTTGCGAACCTTTACCATGAAGGAGTTGGAGTATCTGATCAGGTCATGACCGACACCCACAAGGAGATTCCAGAATGAATGACAGCAGGCCCTTTCTATTTGAGAGATCCTCTTCAGGATATACTGGACAGACTGCTCATCTTGACCAACGAAGTCGAAGCCCTCCTTAAACATCAGTGCAAGCTTCTTTAGATGAGCCTGCATTACATAAGACTCTGTGTCTTCTGCCTGACCTATCTCAAGGAAGTTGTATTCAGGTACGTTGAAGCCATCGCCTGACCAACGACCACCGCCCAGAGCTTGGGGGTAATTGAGTGTAGGGTCTATCAATGTGCGGACACGAGAGATCCTAATCGTCTTGGATCTCTGCTTCTTAGCGTCTGTACTTTTGAACCAATCGTCCCAAAAAGCCATTTACAACTCCTTCTCTTGTTCTAGAATCCAAGCCTGCATACGACTTAGATCGAGGCTTTGATGTCCTCTAGTGCACTTGGCAAAGGAAGAGAACACTTCTTGTGTCTCTTGCCCTTGTGCGTTCTTGTCAGATCCACCAGAGCTGCTGCCAAGGTCTGGGCCACCCCAGATAAATCCTGCAAGAGCACCGTCGGCGTCTCTCTTTACTGTAACATCACCCGGCATAGACGGACTCAACGCAGCGACAAAAGACTCAATCGCATCTTCGCTGAGATCCTTTCCATTGCAATACTCATCTATGTTCTCAGAGTTTACCGCTACGATAAGGAACGCGCCCATAAAAGCCAGCAACCTAAGAAGATGCTTGATCTGCAAAGTGATTTTAAGAAAGAAACCCGAAGACTGTGAATCTGAAATAAGGATCTCTTTCAAAAACTTCTCTACTAACAATAACTTGTCTCTCGCCAGAGCCTCGCCTTCTAGAAGCTTTTGACCTAACGAACCGAGAGTAGATGTATAGGCCAACCCTAATCCAGTGCAGTCATCTAGCTTTGTCAGACCGCCCTGAAACTTCTTTGTATCTCCAGTAAGGGTAGACTGTACCAACCTCTTGTTGGACTTATTGACTTCTCTTAAGCAGTGCCTTGCTCCCTCTGTGCCTGGGATCTTTTCCATCTCAGTGATCAGAGAGGTTATAATACATTCGATAGGCTGAAAGATAAGGCCCATCCATTTTCTCAAGATAGCCATAAGCATATTTGTATATGGCTGAAGCATGGACCCAAGCAGCCCATTAAGCAAGTCTCCAAGAGAAACATCCTTCAATGAGTTTGCCAGATTGGAAAGCAAGAACTTAAGCACTCCTATCATTGCAATGATGTCTGGAACACACATGCCATTGAGGAAGTTGAGCACATCACAAAGATCAATCAACTCATCAAGACGACCAAGGAAATCAAATAGCTCATCCAACCAAAGAAGACGAGCCTTCCAGTCTAGATCGAATGCCTCCAGTACGTTTCCCCAATCGACCCCAGCCAATGTCGGTCTATCACAGGGAATACAATTTGCCCAAAGTTGTCTAAGCTTCTTTTCAACCTCAGCGGTATCTCCAGTAAAGATGTCTCCTGCCCAAGAGTCGAGCCCCATATTGGGACGCCTATCCTCTTTTCCAGGATTGGGACTTGCAGCAGGAGAGACGATTACCGGATCGGAGTCTGTTCCCTCTTCCGCATCTCTCTCCGCTGTATCCACGACCTGTAAAGGATCGGTCTTGTCTTTGTTCTCTACCTCTTTGAAGGCGGTTCCGATGGCCGTTGCAGCCTCCATGTGCTTTACAATGGTTCTTGTATGAAGTGCATCAAGGGCAGGCTCTGCATGAAGAGATCCAGAAAGGACCTTGCCAAAGAGGAACTCTTCGTAAGCGGTTACCAGAACACCTGCCTGTTGTATCTGAGCAAGTACAATTTGTGGCGCTGCCATTTAATCCACCAAACTGAAAGGCTTCTTCTTTTCCTTTCCCTCAAAATCAACTCTGGCAGTGAAGAACTCTATGCCTTCCCTGACACTCTTGATCAGACTCGTTGCAATCGCTTCCAAGAGAGACACAGAGCCCTCAAGCCAGATGACTGAGGTGGTCAAGCCCTCCTGCTTAACGGCGGTTCCCGCTACGGATACTGCATGTGAATGGGTAGAAAGACCTGCAGACAGTCTCTTGATTGCAGTGCTTACATCTTCTTTGTGTGCAAAGTCCTCAAGAAGAAAAGGATAGATCTCTTGGTATAGCTCTCGCAGCTGTGCCTGACGACGATCTGTTTCACTTCTTTCCAACTCAAGAATCTGTGCGGGTGTTAGTTGTGACATTAGGCCTCTGCTCCTAATAGAAGACCCAGGTCTTTAGCATACTCTACGATCTTTCTATACATTGAATAGGTCACCTCTACTATAGGTTCCTTTGACTCGAAGAGGTTGTTGACTGTCTTGAACAAGTCTGGTTGCGTAGCGGGGTCAATGGGCATGATGAGACCCTGGCTTCTTCTCTCCAGAAGATCAAGCGCCTCCTGGCTTCTTCGATCGACTTCACGATAGCCTTCAAGTATCTCTCTTACTGTGGGTGTTGTACCGAGTGGCTGGGCTGGTTTCTCATGGCTGGCAAGAGTATCCAGCGGAACGATGGGCCTGTCTCCATTAAAAGACGGACGAGAGTGCAAGACCTTCTTGTCTCCGGAAGACAGGTCTTCCTGAGAGGAGTCTCCTTGGATGGTTACCTGAACAGCATAGTTAATCATTACTTACTCCTCAGACCTTTGCTCCTTAAGATTCTGAGATCTTTTCTCTTCAACTGCTTGATGGCAGCAGAGAGAGCGGAGTTTATGGTTACCACGACAGAGTAGCTCACCATTAGATTGCGTTCTCCGTTTCATCAACCGTAAGACTGATTCCGTTTTCTGTTCTATTTCTTGTATTTACTGGAACTACGATGCGGAGCCAGAATGGATAGTAGTTATCATCTGGTGCAACCGCTGTTCCTATTTGTGGAAGGAAGTGAATGCGAGGAGAGGCTGTCGCCATGTTCGCTGTGCTTGGCAGGACCGTTCCAGAAACTCGATTCGTCCACTGTCCCTCTGTGGGCGCAGTGTCTCCACCGAGCAACTTCACCTCCCATCCCGCCACGTTACCCGCACTGACCAGGTCGTCAGGCGTAGATGTAGGTAGGATGGTAATTCCAGAATACCATTTGGTTAGGTCGTCGTTTCTGATGAAGAGCTTTTGAGTTACAGTCTCTCCGTCAACACCGTTGTGTGAGCTTGAGATCGGATTGATCGCTGTAATCTCATCAAACTGATTGGTGTCCTCATTGTATTCGTATAGCTTTAAGGCCATGATTCTCCTAAGAATAAAGTGGCACCCTCTCCACAGGAAAAGGAGGAGGAGGAAAACCTGCAGAGAGGATGCCGAGGGAACTTTAAAAGTTCGATCTTCTTGGTGGACCTCGAGAATTTCTTAACCTGCCAAACCCCTTGCCTCTATTGACCTTGGATTTGCGTTGCGCTAATAATCTTCTGTCCCAGTCCTTTTCATGATCTCTATCGTTTGCGAACCGATGAGTATGGTCACTCCTCCTTACCACCGTTCGCGGTGTGATCATTTCGTTGACAGCACGAGGCTGTGGGGCTAACTCCAGCTTCAACTGTTGCTTGGTGCTGACTCCAGCCTTGCCAAGTTCTTCTATTACGGAAGTCTCTATGTCCTGTCCGAGACCAGGAGCGACACGCATCTTTGCGTCATGCCGTGGCTTGCCGAACTGGGTCGCTTCCATCTGAACTGCTAACAATGCTAGAACTAGTGCATCAAGCTTGTGGTCTCCGACCGCATCTGATTGCATTTCATAAACCGGAATTCCGGTCTGAGTCACACGAGAGATAATATAGTTCTCTAGTTGCTTTGTCAAAATGGGATCTGCTTGCGTCAACTGAATCTTGTGCTGCTCAAACTTTCGCTGAGCATTTTCAATCATCATCTGCTTCGCACGCTTCTTGGTCTTCTTCTTGGACCAAGGGTCGTAAGCTTCGATGTTTCCAGAGAAGTTGATGCTCTTGGTGATGTGTTTGATTCTACCGTCAGCAGTTCCATCGGGCTTTGTCGCAGAGAAGATTCTAAGTTGCTCTAAGTGATTGACACCACCACCACCGTAGTCAAGATAGATAGCGAACGGTGCCCACTTTCTATTCATACGAATGATCTCCAGGTTGGCCGCTCTTTCAGTAAACTCTTGTCTTTCTACGGTCTTTGAGTCAACGACCCTGAAGAATGCTTCTCCCTCAAGAGCAGAATCACCTTCGAGCTCTGCCTCTTCTTTTGTGTACCTATGAATACCAAGGACCATGACCTCTGTACCCTTTACCGGGTTCCAGTCCACTCCGATCGTATAGGCCCATCCTGGAGCATTGATCTGACTATGGTAGCTGTCATCATAGTCATAGTTGCCGCCCCACTTGAGGGCATAGTCGATGTCCTTCTTTCTGAAGACTCCGGCATCGTCGTCTCCGAACTCTGCAAGGACCTCATGAATATAACCGCCCTTGGTAAGGGTACGTCGGAACTCAAGGTCCATACGGTGGGTCCAGTTTGGGTTCGCCATCGATGGGAAGTGGAAGTTCTTGTATTCTGGGTCGAAGCTCCACTCATAGAACTTGTCCCTACGACCTGTGGGTGTAGATGAGGCCCATAGCTGAGTGTCTTCGTGGTCCATCAGGATAGCTGCGATGGAGTCGATATCTCCAGGGTTCATGTAGTCCGTCTCGTCAAGAACGATAACGTCACCACCCTGTCCACGTACGGAAGAAGCATTAGCACCAGAGTTGGTGCCTGCTGAGAAGCCACGGATGTAGGAACCATTGGTAAACTCGATCTCGTGATATGGATTGGAGACCTTGCGCTTGATGAGGTTCTTCAGACGTGGAGAGTCTGCGATCAACTCATTGAGTCTTTTGTAGATAATATCGATCTGTGATCTGAAAGGACAGACAAGAAGGATCTTACAGTGACCCGTAGGCCAGGTGTCAATGAGATGAAGCATCTTGACACAGATGGACTCTGTCTTTCCACCACGTCGTCCAATCCTGAAGACCTTACGCTTCGCAGTACACTTGAGCATGATCTCTTGGTAGATATCAGCATCGTCATCAAGGTCATACTTAAGCTTGTTGGGTGGGGTACAACCTCTCGGCTCCCAGCCACCCTTATCAACGAGCAACCACTTCTTTGCCCACTTGGTAGCGTCGAGACCTTCTTCAAGCATCTCAACTTCATTCTTATCAAAGAAGCTTCTTTTGTCACCAAGGACCTTGTCTACCACCTGGCCGAAATCAGCAGGGATACCTTTGCATTGGATGGGGAACTCTCCGGCTTTGAACACCGTGGTCCCGTCTTCCAGAACAATATCCTTCTCGAGGGTATTCTTCTTCTTACAACGGATGCATGCTGGGTGAAGAGTTAATCCTTCCATCTAAGCATTCTCTGAATAGAGCTCATAGACATAATACTTACTTTCTCGGTCCATGTTTCACTCCTTTCTTTTTTAAGATGTGTCTGAACTGAGCTCTCTGAAGATCACCCATCTTACTCATGATCTTAGTGATGTACTTGTATTCTTTTCCCGTGACCTTGCCATGGCAGGACTTCTTGTTGGTAGACGGGCCACAAAGAGTGACTCCGTTATGCATGTTGAAGACCAATGCAGGGTAGTCCCATTTTCTAAGGATATGATGTCCCTCAACGTATCCGTCGCTGCCACACATGATACAAGCGAAGTTATCTCTGACAAAGACAGACCTGCGCCAGGCCTTGTACTCCGGAGAGTTGTAGATTCGCTTCATCGCTGCTGATTTCTTTTGAAAACTTAGTCTTTTGAGGTGAGACATGAGGCGAGCTTTTCTGTTACGACTACGCCTCTTTGTCAAAGGAAGTCGGGTCCCCATGGGGTCCAGTATATCCTTTGTCCTTCTCTTTATTTTTCTGAACTTACAATAGGCCATTTAGTACCAAAGAGCGTGAGACCCCATTGCCGTGAACCCAGTAAGGAGTCCCCCTGCGATCCCTCCAGCGATACCTCCTCGCACACCACCACCACCGGCATAGCCGGTGATTGCACCAGCGATACCTCCTGTACCTGCGAAGCCCCAGAAACCACCTGCATGCTCATACGCCAAGGCATTTATCCCTGTTACACCAGCGATAGAGCCAAGGCCCACAGCACTGTAGCCAAGAGCCTTTATCGGGTTTGCTTTCACTGCCTGCATGATAGGCTCCGCATTAGTTTTAAGTGTATTCCACATCTTAATTCCACAGAGCTCCGAGAGCTGCTCCAGCGATTCCTCCACCGACGGCTCCTAGCAATCCCCCACCAACTCTAGTGGCAGTTCTTCCCGAGAAGCTTGTCTTTCCAATCATGCCACCACTTCGCATGGCCCTGTTGCCCCAGCTGGTCTGGCCAAATGTCGCTCCTGCCAAAGCCCCTCCTCGAGTTGCACCGAAATAACCACCTGCCGCCATGCCCGCTCCGGTAGTTCCTCCCATATAAAGAGCAGGAATAGCTGCCGCGCCAGCAAGACCAAGAGCGACGTTCCTGTTCTCTGCAGCTCTCATCCAAGCATTTGCGCTATTCAAAGCACCATTCATCTTATTCCACATATTAAACCTCTTATAGGTGATACCCAGCTGCTTCCATACTCAATGCACTTCTGGCATTCATGGCAGACTGGTTTATCATATTCATAGACCTCTGTCTCATTGTAGCAGCTCTTTGTGAATCTAGGAAAGGAGAAGCGAACGGTTTGGTCGCCGCATATCCCATCTCTGCGATCTTCCAAGGAGCATCTGACGCGGCTTCCAAGCCCATAGCGCCTGCGAGCCCGCCTACTGCTGCACCAATAACGGTACCTGCGGGCCCAAGCACCGAACCTAATGTCGCACCGACTGCCGCGCCTGCACTCATACCTAAATCGAATCCAAGGAATCCAGCTGCCGTATGGACAGCTCCTCGAACGAATCCATCGTATGGAGATGCTACATTGTTACCTGACATTCCCATGGCTCCGCCATGAAGAAAGATTCCCCCAAGAAGAGCCCCGTAGCCGCCTCCGAGTGTACCCATCGCAAAGGCACTGCCAGTGTTCTTGACAGTATTGCTAGCGCCCCTANACAGGTGACCAGCCGCTCCTCTTCCAAAGAACTTCTCAGGATTTACACCCTTACCCCATTTGTCAAAGGCACGCCGCTGACCAGGCTTGGTGTACTTCGCTTCTTGCAGCATTGCTNAAGGACTATCAGATTTCCACAGAGCTCGTTGAGAGATCTTCTTACCATCTGCTCCATGCCAAGCTCCGGCGCTGAACTCTCCTGCCGCCCAGGCCTGACCTTTGTTTGCCATCGTTGCCCACCCTTTGCGAGCTGCCGAAAGTCCTTGACGAACTCTCATCCGGCCAATCCGACCTGTGCCTGTGGCACGGGCCATCATTGCATTCTGCATTCTACCTACGCCCTCATACTCGAGCGCCCTATCGGTCCATAGTTCTTGTGGGATCATTATGCATTCCTAAAACCGAACGGATCCAATAAATGTTCCGCTGGTTTGCTGTCCAGTGTTCTCTTGATGAAGATGGGTACGAATGTGGGGTCGCACAATACCCTCGTAAAGGCGCTCCTCCTATTCACCGTAGCCTCTCTATACCTTCTGTCCTTGATAGGACCAATGTTTTCTTTTTTAGCCATAAATATTCATATGCCTCTTTGGATCCATATTAGCATGTCCTTGAATATTCTTCCTGGACATCTTCTTCTTCATGTCTGTAGTCGCGTCTGTATGCATCGCATTCCACATCTTGTTCACTCCCCAGCCTGCCAATACTATTGGAGCCATTGCAAGAGCAAATCTTCCAGCAGCCTTTGCCTTATTGGGCTTAAAGCCTGTGGTTTCTGCAGCCCTTAGGACCTCCTTCTCTCCCCAGAGAATCTCTCCTCCTCTTGTCGGAATTACCTCATTAAAGAGTTCAGGAGCCACCCCTCCTGCTCTTGATAGGTCAATAGAAGGACCTGTATGAGAAGCAAATGCATCTCCCCATCCCTTGAGAAACTTAGAAACTCCTTCACTCCCTGTAATGGCTTCATACTGAGCCAAGATGCCAGTCTGAGAAGCGATCTCTTCCATCGGAAGGCGGAACTTGAATATCGCTCCCTCTGCTTTTCCTCCATGAACAGAAGGGTGGAAATAACCCAGCATACCTTTGGCCTTTTGCATGTTGTCCATAAAAGGACCAATGTTCTGCTTTACCTGTTGACTTGCATGTGCTCTTGCAATCCAAGATTCACCAGAGAAGAATACCCTCTCTCCCTTCTCTCTAATTTGAGCGAACAGAGCCTTCTGAGCAGGGTCTGTAGGAGTCAGATGCTTGATCTTGTCCCAGTCCTTGGCATTGGGCACAAGACCTTCCGCCAAGATATTCGCTCTGTTCGCAATCGGAGTACCATGGAAGAAGTCCATGTATCCACGCCAGTGGCCACGAGCCATCATCAAGTTTCCACGAACACTGTATGCGCCACGACCTGCATAGAGGGTGGCTCCGAGTCCCACCATACCGCCAAAGGCTCCAACCTGATCTTCTCCTTGATAACCAGACCCGAAGTCGGTTCTTTGTCTACGACTGGCCCCAGCCATCCCCTTATGAGGAAGACCTTCGATCGAGTTGTAAGCATCGTCTTTTCCAGAGAACAGGTACGAACCGAATGCAATGGGACTTGATGCCACAAAGCCCGCAGCAGCACCAGACATAACATCTCTTGCATTCGCAATAAAGAACTCTTGAGGAGGAATCGCTTGAATGGAACCATGCTGAAGAACTGCATCCAACATGTGAGGAGATCCTGTTTGAGCCTCCACTCCTCTTCCCAGAATCTCTCCAAGCTTACCTGGGAGTGCAGTTTCAATCTTTTGCCTATAAGATCTCCCCAACATCCCATACATGCCACCTGCCTTTCCTATTTCAGGAGAAAGACCTAGGCTCTCAGCCATGCCCACAAGCTGCTCATCTGTACCGTACTTTCCCAGCTTCCCTCTGAAGAATGCCCCTTTCATCATCGACGATGCAAGCATGGAGGCTCCTGCAGATGTTCCTATGCCCTCAAGTCCTACGTTCCAAAGAGTCTTTCCAAGATTTCCTTCTGCGTGGTCAAACTTGCCAAGCTCCATTCCAAAGCCAAGGCCGATACCAAGGGCTGCCCCACCAATTGCTCCTCGAACACCAAAGCGATCGTACCCTGTAATGGCAGAGGCACCAACCATAAAGAGCTTGTTTGCGCCAGAAAGAATACCTCCGACAGTAAGCCCTTCATCTCCCTTATATCCAGATCCAAAGTGTGTGTTACGTCGACGTGATGCCCCTGCCTTTCCATTATGAGGAAGGCCCCGAATGGTGTTATAGGCATCATCGAATCCAGAGAACTTTGGTAGCTGGTTCTTTTCGAATGCTGCAATTATCTTTCTTGTTTTTGTCGCATACGTCTTATCGACACCTGGCCGATTGATGTCCCACATACGCATCTTTTTCGTAGCGGCATAATGCTCCGGACCCATCTTAGCGCCATACATCAGCTCATCGACGATAACCCCTGGCGCTTCGTGACTACCAAACTGACCCGCCGATGACCCATAGAACTCCTTAAAGGAGGCAGCCTCTGCTTGAGCATCAGACAGATTGCTGGGTACCTTTCCCAGCACTTTCTTTGCACGTCGTGAGCCATGGTATATCTCAGACATTTCGTGGTGAAGATATACATCCTCCAATACTGCTGGATTCACATCAAACTTCTTGGCGAATTTGGTGATCACATCGTCCATTAGAGTGATCTCTCCACCCGTCCCTCTTCCGTAAATGTCTACTCGTGCAGATGCTGGCGATAGATTGCTAGCGGCATTTCCAGAGCTCATATGGAAAACATCTGTCTCACTGCGCTTCAGGTAAGACCTTCCGGCGGCTCTTACCTCTTCCCTGCCGGCGGCCATGAACTTCTTGTAGCCACCGAAGATGCCCTTCCAGCCAGACCCGAATCCTGTTCTTCTTCTTCGATTGGCCCCTGCCATTCCTCTGTGAGGAAGGCCCTCAATGGTGTTGTAGTTGTCATCGTGCCCAGAGAAGGTGCTTCTTCCGAAGAGCGCATCGTAACCCATATTTAGAGCGCCGACAGCACCACCCAACATAAGACCACCAGCCGCTCCGTAATAAAGGTCAAGAGCATTCGCCTTGAAATATTCTTCTGCTGGGATGTCTTTCAGACCTGCACTTGCATCA